ATTCTTAATTGCATTGTCAACCATTTCATCAGTTGCTTTTTTCCTCTCTTCTTCAGTAGGAGTATGAATAATACTCATTGTACTGCAGTCATTCCACCTTGATACTTTCTTTGTTTCCATTAGCTTTTTCTTTTTAGTATCTAAAGATACACCTTTTATTAATGTGGTCCAACAATTCTAATAAAAAAGTTACACCATTTCGACAACAATTGAATTAAGTCCTTTAGCAAGAACTTTGAATTTACTGAATCTCTGTGTCAAATATTCATATTCAGCAATTGTATTATTGATATTCGTAACTTTATCTCCTTTCTTAGCCAATAGTGTTATTTGGAAGTCACTTCCAAACGAAGATAGTTGTTTTAATGAAAACGAACTAAAACTCTTATCTTCTATAACAGAACCAACTTCAGCGTTCAATAATTCATTTAGGCTATTCATATCTCTTGCTTCTAATCTTCTATACAAAACTAAATTTTCTTTGCAAGGATTTTTATCTATTGCTTCAGCAATTAATTGAGCCATTAAAGCAATTCCTGTTCCACCACCTTTACCGTAATTATAATCTCGAATAGCTTCATAATCAGTACCCATATATCTTTTTAAAGCTTTATATTGAGTCTTAGTAACTTTTAACTTTTTACCTTGTTTTTCATAATAATCTATCATTTCATCTTCATCTTCGAAAGTATGACCTGTAAAATGTTTATACTTCACACCATTCCATTCTGAATATAAAACACCATTAGCTACTGGAAGATAACCTGAATCAATAAGTACTTTGTTTACTTCAGCTCTTTGTGTTGATTCTAAATAAGAATATTTACTAAGGATTTCTTCAAAATCTTCATCTTCAATATAATTTTTAAACCTTTTCTCAATATTTTCATCGATAGTAACTGAATCAAGTACTTTCCCAAATCTTTCTTTTTGTTCTTTATCTAAAGTATCGTTTTGAGAATTCCTTTTCTTCAAGAATTCTTTGAATTCTTTCTCAGCTTCAAACTTCACATCGTTCTTTTCTTCTTTAGTATCTAATTTTTTTAGATTATCTTTCAAAGCGAAAATACCTTGATGTTTCGGCCAAGACATAGATTTATTATTACTCAAATCTTCTAATACATATTCTCCCTCATCTTCGTCTCGAGAAAATCTATAATCTACACCATTTTCAGTAAATTCGACAGCCTTACCTTCATCTAACTGCTGTAGAATCTTGCCATACATTATTATACCAGCTTGTGACTTTATAAAATCCATTTTGACTACTGGTTTATCAATTTTATCTTTCTTCTCTTCAACTTTTGTTGATTCTATTTTCTTAGATTCTGCTGTAGGTTCTGGTTTAGATTCTTCTTTTTTAAGAGTCTTTTCAAATTCCTCCTTCACCCGTTTCTTGAATTCATTGAGAGGTTCGTTTGGTTTGGATTCCATATAGAAAGAACCTTTCTTAGCTTTATATTTATCTTCTCCCTTCATATTGAGAACAATCGTCTGACCATTAACCTTAACGTAGGTTTGAGTGATTTTCTTGAAACCATTCATTTCATTAAGTTTCTTATCGATACTATCAGAAATATCTTGCTTCAATTTATCCAACTTAGAATCAAGTGTCTTTTCGTCTATAGGTTTAGTTTCTTTCACCTCTTTATTCTTAGCTATCTTTTCTTTGATTTTATCAATCACAGACAAATCTAAATCAAGTTCACCTTTTTCTTGAGCATCGAGAATACGTTGGAGTGCTGATGCAATACCAAGTTCTTTTGCAGATTTATCATCTGATACTTTACCCTTACGATTTTCGATTTCCTTTTGGGCTGCCTGCTTGACTTCAGGAGAAGCATCTTTATCATTAATTGCAGCTTGTAACTGCTCATCACTCGCTTTAGATGCATGTTGAGAATAATCAACTTTTGCAGTTTTTACTTCAAGTTGTTCGTCTTTTTTCGAAGATTTTCCTTTTCCTTTAGGTTTCCAACCATTAGCAGTTTTTATATACACTTTACCGCCCCACGTCTTTTCTGTACCAACAGGAGACGCTTTCTTAGCTTTCATTATTTCATTAAAAGAATTTATATCAATCATATCTAATTCTATAGGCAATAGAGGGACTTTTTAATTTCCCTCCATTGTTAAAACGAATTCTTAATGTAACTGCAAACGATATTTCGTCTGTTTGAGTGTTGCCATAAAATCTTCAACCCAAGACTTTTCACCTGCATAATTTTGCTTGTCTTCGAGTTTAGAATAGAATTCTTTTGTCCTATCAATAATCAGATTGATAAGTCCTATCGGGTCATCAACTTCAATTTCTTCACCGTTGATTTCACCTTCTTTGAATCGTCCGAATTCTGACTGTCCTGCTTCCATTATCTTATCTTCATAATCTGAAAGTTCCTCTATCAAATCATCGAGATATTGATGTTTAGCATTATCTTCTTCACTCCAATGGATATTCTTTGATTTCGTCTTCACGCCTTCAATGAAATTAGCAAAATCAGCAAACACTCTGTACATCTCATCTTTTGCTTTTAGAATCTCAGAACCATCATCTAAAGAAACGTTACTGTTTATCTCTTTACGAATATCATCTATACCCCAAGATTTCTCTATTTCTTCATCAGAAACAAGAATCTTGTTTATATCGAGTTTTCCTTCGTTTTTCATCTCATTCAGTAAAGATTTGAACATATCAGCTTGGTCGAGGTCATTGAAGTCAATTAACATTCTAAAACCTGTTGGTTCTTCAGTTTCAATCTCAATAGATTTTTCTATACCATCACCTTCAGGTTCTTTTGTTTCTTTATCTAAATCTTCTTTACATAAAGCATTAACACTATTACAATCTATAGTCTTTTCAACATTCTCTTTTTCTTTCCAATCCTCAGGAAGTTCATTCTCAAGACCCAGCTCTTTAGCACGTTTCTTAATCCATGCTTTCACCTTTTCTTTCGGCATATCAGAAGCGCCGGACAACTTAATAGCATCTTTCAAATCCTGACTATTCCTTATAGGATATTTCCCGTTCGGCATTGCCTCGCCTTTCTTTGCAAGGTCTTTTCTTTCTGTATGTGAAAAATAGGTTTTATTATTTGCCTTTTTGATATCTTCTGGACATGATTTACAAACATCGCCGAAGACTTTTTCTGAAATATCACCATTCAAAAATGACTTCATAATCTTCAAGACTTTATTTTCAGATACTTCAAGTCCTAAAATTCGTTTGATATTATCTTTCATATCAAAAATGAAATCATAATCATCTAACTCTGTAGATGGATTAATCCAAGCAGAACCAATTTCTTCTTCACTATCAAGCAACAATGAAGCTGGAGCTTCACTATCAATATGACCTATAAAATAATGAATTTCAAAATCTTTACCTGTCGCGATTCCAACTGGATAAAGCAAATCTTCAGGAACATCGAATCCAGTCTCTTCAAGTAATTCTCTATGAGCTGCTTCACGCCATTCTTCTCCTGCATCTACATGACCTCCAGGAATACACCATTCAGTAGTACTTTCACCCATATCACCAACTCTCTGTAGGATAAGAAGTTTGTCACCCCTAAATAAAAGCACATCTGCATATTTCACTTTACCAATCTTCGCTTTGATAATGTCATTATAAATAGACTTTGAAATTACACCAGATTTACACAATCCTTTAGCTTCAAAGAGGTCTTTCATATCTATAAGTGCTTCTGCAATTTCAGTATCATCTTCTAATGATTTTATAGATTTTTCTATAGAAGCCTTTTCCTTCTGAACACTTGCTATGTGTTTTGCATGTTCCTTCAAAAAAGAGTCGTATCTTTTCAAAGCATCTTCCTTCTCTTCCGTATCCAAAGTAGAGATACTTTTAACAATACTATTTTGTTGTGCAAATTCATCTGCAAGATTATCTATCTCTTTATTAACATTTTGAGATTTTTGAAGAAGTTTTCTGTACTGATTGATTTTTTCTTCTTTTGAGCGAAAATCAAATAATTTCTTTATATTCATAGCTTTATAATTTTTGTCCTAAATATACGAATTCTTATTTATGATATATCACTTTTGATACGAATATCTTCAACGTAATAAAAATCATGTTCACCTATATAGATGTTATAAAAGAATCTGTTTACAGTTTCTAATTTTTCAATACGGTCGACTATATAACTATTCTTTCTACCCTCGAGTATCATTCCTGGTTTTAATTTAGAAGCTTTTGTAAATGAACAAGTCTTTTTATTTGAATCTATAACATAAAGTAACTGTTCTCCTGATATTCTATCTAAAACTACTTCTTCATCAGCATGACAATATACATTATAAACAGATTCGTTAAAACGAGCAGCTCTTTTATAAAGACCTTCTAATTTTGTAAATCCATTTTTATTCATAATCAATTCACCAATCTTTAAATCTTTGATGAATTTAGTTCCTTCAAATGTTCTTACTTCGACGAAACTTGAATTAAAACCACCTTTCATATTTATTCATGTATTATTGTTTTTAATACTCCACCAAAATCTTGGATAACATATTCTATAGGTGCTATCAGATTATAAAGAGTTCCTTTGTATACAGTTTCTTTAATATCTTTAACAATAAGTTTTCTTACACCAAAATGACTTTTAGATACATCTTCAAAACTTTTTGCATACTCCTCAATCGATAATTTTCGTTCCTCACTATCTGACCTTAAAGATGAACCTGATATTCTATTCAAACACTCATATTCAATCATCTCACTTAAAAGTTTTTCATCTAAAATAGGTAAACAACATTCTTGAGAATATTTACCAATAAATAATTTTTGACCTTCACAAATTGAAATCTCTCCAGCTTCACTTTCGAAGGTTAAAGTAAATATCTTACCATTATAATCTCCTATATTGATTCTTGCTGGTATATATCTAAAACTAAAGGTAGGGATATGAAGCATTTTAACAAAATCAATTCCATTCTTATTAAGGTCACTGATTTTGATGAATTCATCTTCAAATCTCTCTTCTTTGAGTTTATCATCTTCATAAGTTTCAACCTTCTTTCTCAAGACTTGTACTAATGTATCTCCTTTGTATCCTATCATACTATAAACTCTTTATTACCGACTGTTATTTTAACTTTACTTCTTCTCTCAACTTTTCTATCAAAATGTTTGACTGGTTCAAATGATTGTGTTTCGTCATTCCAAACGTATGATTTCGGGATATAACGCATGTTACACCTACAAAATGGGTGAATTGGTCCAAGAGTTGGTTTCCAATCTTTTGACTTTAAACCTATATTGTCACCATTCGCTATTAGGTCAATCAACTTGAATATTCTTGGCTTCGTGCCTACACCTCCAGTTGTATAGAGTTGTTGACAATATTTGCATGCACCAGGATAGACTTGTTTATATACTAATGCTTCTGCACCATGTTCATTCATTATCTGTTGCGCTACACCTATTTGATAGATGTATTGCATTTCAGTCTCGACTATTCTGCCCCAATCTCTATTCCAATCGTCCAACGAATGTCCTATACTACTGATAATAGATTGGATTGATTTCTTTTTCAAAGTTCCTTCAATTATTTCCTTCTTAATGGTGGTTAATTCAAGTTGTCTTTGAGTTTCTGCTATTAGCTTAACCTCTTCTTCAGATATAGAATTTGAGAGAATATCTCGCATTCTTTTTCCCATTGTCTTTATATAAGAATAAGTTCGGGTCGCTGCAGCATCATACATTGCCATTTCTGAAGTTGTCAATACTTTATACTGCTTCTTATCTATGTAAGACAAAAGGTCAGTATAATCCAATGTCCTTAATTGACTTGGAGTCAATTGTCCTGATAATCTACCAAAAAGGTATGATTGATAATATGGAGGCAATTTCTTCAATTCATCCTTCCATTTATAACCATACCTTTTTAATAACTCCTTGTCTTCAGAAGATAATTTACTCTCACCAAGAACATCTGCAACAATTCTTGCAAGTCGATAATCTATAATATCGAATAACCTCTGTATTTCATCAGGAGTGAAAATCATTGTTTTGCAATTTTAGTCATTTCCTTGGTCAAATCTATCATCATATTATTGACCTGAGTTGAAAACATAACTTGTGCCAATCCTTCATATCCACATTGGACTTTCGGATAACGAATAGGGTCCTTTGTATGATATATAACATTCGACTTTTTAGCCATCTGTTTGATATCAACTCCATCAACTTTTTTAATCGGCGGCATTACTTGTATAAATTAGTTTTATAATAATTTATCGCTTCTGCAAGTATAGGATTATTGTCAAATGATTTATACTTATCAAACGGGTTTTCACTGAATGATTCTTCGTCATTTGGAACTCCTGCTTCTTCTGATTCTCCAGGAACAGACGCTCCATACATCTGCTGCTGTTGTTCAGCTTGCTTTGCAGTCTGATAAACTTGATTGATAATGATATCGTTTTCTGGGTCAAGTGGTCTTCCTGAATACTTCTGGAATATATCTTGCATTGCAACCATACCTTTTTCAAGTTTCTCAGCATCAAGTTTTACTTGAGCTTCTTCATCTTCAACCTCAATACCAGTAAATGAAAATTCGAAATCTTCATCAAGCTCACTTACGATATATTTCGTAATCACATTCTCCAGGAATATAAGAATAGGTTTCAAACCTTTCTCTCTACTATGTTGCAATCTGGCTTTTTGACCATCTTGTCCAAAGATTTGAGCTTGGTCTTTGAATTGGAATCCTAATTCCGTAGGGTCTATTCTATAGACAGAACAACTCATTATAACCAAGAATTTCAACCAATCATTGAATTCCATATCACGGTTTCCTTTCTGGAGGTCAATCCATTCCAAATCGATACCATTGATAACCGGTACCCTATGAGAATTCTCAACTCCCCTCATCGTCTGCATCCATGCCTGACGAAATTCATTCAATGTTGATGGTGAAATATTCGCATTCTTTACATTAATAAAACCTTTTGGTTGAGAACCTTGTTTGAAAAATAATCCATTATAACTCATTCCCCATAATATCCATGTAATAATCTCTACAAGAGTTTCAAGTTCACTTGTACCATATCCATTCTTACGAATATTAGAAGTTTTGTTTCTAATACCAAATCCAAGCTCCCATGGATAATATAAAATTGGTTCTTTTGTCATAGGATTACGAATAATCATATCATCCCATACCATACAATATCTTGGTAAATAACCTTTGAACCTGTATCCTTCAAAAGCTTCTCTTTGTCTTGGGTCAACAGTATCAAGAAATCGAATAAGTGATGCATCAATAGCTCTGAATTTTTTCAATTCCCAATCACGACTCCTGACAACTTCAAATGCCAGTTGGTCCAATGTAAGACTATCGAATGTTATCTTACGAACGAATTCTTGAAAACTATCCAGATTATCCCACTTCTCATTCCATCCTCCGTTCTCAAGGAATTTCACAATATTCTCTATCTTTCTTTTATCTTCGTTAGAAAGTTCATCTTCTTTCTCTTCTTTGAAGAGACTTTTCTTTCTTCGGATAGTATATCCTTCTTTTTGTTCATCTTCAGAAAAATGCAGAAAATTTTGAACTTGCTCAATACGTGTATTAACTATTGCACGAATGATATAAATATCTCCCATTCTCCGAAGAGTAGAAAATGATAGAACTCCCTTTGAATCTTTGAATCCTTTACCATTCCCCGCTAAATCATTAGGGTCAAAGAAAACAGATTGTATATGAGGATTCGTCTTATTGATTTCGCCTAAATACAAATTAGCTTTCAATAACTCTTCTGTGTCATTAGAACTAAGAGCTGATTGAAGTTTACTTTGAAATGCCATAGGGGCTGCTTTCTGTATCGAATCAAGTTCTTCTAAAGAAAGTCCAGCCAGACTCGATAAAAAGTCTGGCTTTGACTTAATTTGAGAATTTCGTTTATTTCTTTTTCCCATCGTCAGATAATTTTAAGCTCCAGCTAATTGCGTTAAAGTAACAGTCGCTGTCTTATTTCCTTCTGTTGTAGTAACCACTGCTGTTCCAGTTCTCTGTGCTCCAGTATTTACTGCTGCCACTACTGAATATTCCGAAGACCCTTTTGTAAATCCTTCACCCTGGACTGTCGTAGTATAAGTTACCGCAGAAGGAATGCCGCTATTACTTCCATTAACCTTCTTCTGTTTAGTAGCTGTTACTCCGAATATTTTAGTCTCTCCTGCTGCCGCAAAAGAAAGTGTGGTTGGGTCTACAGTACATGTATATTCATAGGTAACTGTCGCTGCAAGCTGTGTTAACGTAACATTTACCGTCTTGTTGCTTTCAGTCTGTGTAATAGTAATAGAACCGTTATTATCTGTTTCTGCCTTATTTTCAGCCGCCACTATACTATAATTCTCTCCATTAGATGTTTCAGATGAAGTCTGGCTGAATCCAGTTCCGGTAATCTGTGCAGTCGTATCTACCTTCTCGACACCACCGGAAGGCTTGCCGTTGACTTTTTTCTGTCTTGTTGAAACAATTTGTAAACTCTTCGTTTCTCCAAGCGCTACAAACTGTACGGTCTGTGAATTGGCAGACAACGCATAATCATATGTCACTATAGCTGCATTCTGTGTAAGTGTCACTTCCGCAGTCTTTCCACCATCCTGCGAAATAGTCGCTTTTCCTGTTCTCTGTGAGCTTCCGGTATTCTCAGAAGCTTTCAAATTGTAGTTATTTCCGCTTTCCTCATAATCGAACCCTACGCCTGCCAGTTCTATATCAGTAGGATATGTTTCTGGCTGCTGTTTTACTCCATTCAGAACTTTTGTTCTTGTAGAGGTAACAGTGACAAGCTTTTCACCTCCTGCACCGTCGAACGTTACCGCTGTCGGGTCTACTGTAAGCGCATATTCGTAGGTTACAGTAGATGCAGCCTGGTTGCATGTAATCTGCAATGTCTTTCCGCTTTCATTCTGTTTAACCGTCACTACCGCTTTTCTTGTCGTGTTGTTGGGGTTCTCGTCAACCGTTACTTGTCCTCCACCGTCAACCTTGAATCCTGCCCCAGATATTGAGAATTCCACTGGTACACCTTCCGGATGTCCTACTGGTTTCCCGTTCTTAAAAGTCTGCTTAGAAGACGTCACCACGCACATATCATCACCTCCCTTTGCAGGGAAATTGAGTGTAGGTTCTTTAGTCTCCAATACGTATTCCACAACTTCCTGCACGTCCGACAATACCGCGCCTTCTTCTCCGAATCCTTCCGGATATGAGATAAGCTTAACAAGCGCCTTAAACGCCCATTCCTTGAACTGTCCTATATTATAAGTATGACCAGCTTCAATTACAATACCGATAGACTTATAATATTCAATTGCTCCAACAACGTTTTCAGTTACAAAAACATTCAACTGACTGTCTAAACCATCAGTTATGACAGTCAGTTGTTTGGAATTATCTTCTGTTGTAAATAATAATCGTAACATAATCCTTATGCGTTTTCTGCTGTCAATTCCTTACGCCATGTATTATCGTTAGCTATTATAACCACGTTCAAGTCTTCCTTTGCATCTAAACCAAGGTCTTCAAGTGTAAATTCCATCGGCTTGCCTGACATTATCTTTGCAGTAAGTGTTTTTCTATCACCGCGAATTACACCAAATCTTCCGACACTCTCATTCAGATTTACATCATTAGGGAAGTAAATATCCACATCCTTAGGAGCAGGAACAGTTGTTTTGATTGTAATTACACATGCGTTTTCATCGTTCCATTCTGCTGTCACTGCAACAACTTCATTTAATCCCTGAGGATTCAATTCAAGAGTAAGTGCTTTATTTTCAGCAAAAGCAACAAGTTCTTCATGCATTACAGACTCACCTACTTTCCAAGGAAATCCAAGTTGAAGCAAAGCATCACTTCCACTTACTTCGTCTTCTGTCACACTTACATCACCAGGAGCAACAATTCCTCTGATTTCTGTGATAAATACTCTTTTTTGGTCACAACTACCGTCAGTTACAACTACTGTATCAATTTTCTTATCTGTATCGATAAATCTATATAGTCTCATAATCTTTTCTATTTTTAATTGTTAATTACTTACATTCAAAAACTATTTCTTGTGTTACAGCACCATTTTTATCAAGTACATAAACCTGATAAATACCAGTCAAATCTGCTTTCTGAACACCCAAATCCTTCTGGCACTCGAAACCCAGATATTCGTTCTTCTCCTTCATTGTCAGAATCTTCTTATCGACAGATGCGGTACCGATAGTTTCTGGAATGTTGGTGAACTCGCAGAACTTGTTATTATGCTTAATGCAAATCTGAGTACCTTCCGATACCTTTGCTTTGAAGTTCATCCACAACCAAGGAAGACCATCTGCATATTCAGCCTGCCACGGATATTCCGTCAGATAAGATTCGGGGAGAATCGTATTATAATCTTCTTCACTATTAATAATGCCACTATTAGGGTCCATTTGAATAGGGTTTTTCAATTGTGCTCCTGCTTCAACTTCATTCAATGCTGCTTCAATGGCATTAAAATTATCATCTAAACCTGAAGCTACTTGTGCACCGGTCTGACTGTCTGTTATTTGATAAAAATCTATCTTATTCATAATTTCCAAATTAAATCTTTTGTCCAAACGAATTCATTATTCCAAATATCGTTATCTGAGAATAAAGTCTTATTCATTCTCCATATACCGTCACTCAACCAAACATTCGAATTATTCCAAATGCCATTGTTCATAAGCCATACAGGAGGAATATTGAATATACCACCAGAAATCCAATATCCGCGCATATTCCACTTATCATTCTTCAAAACCCAAGGTTTTACAGTAATAGGTGGCATTGAATTAGAAATTCCGCTTCCACTACCTCCTCGAAATGTTCCTGGGTTTTCTTCAGTTCCTATTCGAGTATAAACTCCAGGTAAATAATCACTTGCCATCTTTCTTATTTTTAGGAGAACCGTTTTCATCGAAATCAGCCAAGTACTTCTTGATTCGACTTGGAACTAAATTTGGATATAATTTAGAAGCATTTTCTACAATTGAAATTGATTCGCGTATAATCAACGCATTACATACAACCGATTTAAACCAAGTATATGATTCTATACTTCCTCCTTCAACCGTAAAGTTACCTAATACATGCGAAACAATCAACAGAGCGCTATAAATAATTAGCTTCATTGCAATCATTCCGAACCCTTTACTTGAAAAATCTTTATTCTTCAAATGAAAGACCCAACTTACTAATGTATCAACTACAACTAATATCATTAGATATTTTAGGAATTCCCAATCACGGAACATATATTGCTCAATAAATGATGCTGTATTCGAAAATGATATAGGAATACTTAAAAGTACCGGAAAATAGAAGCTATAGATGTAATTCTTGAATTTACTTATATGTTTCATTTTAAACCTCAAGATTAATTAGTCTTTAAGAAGACTTTGAACGAATTGAGTATAAATTTCTCTTCTCTTTATATCGTCAGTTGCTTCTCTCCAAAGATTCCTTTCTTTTTCATCATCACTTTTATCATAACCTTTTTCTCTGAAAGACTTTACTCTATTTTCAAACCAATCTTGACCATCATTCATAATTTTCAATTCAGACTTAATCGCATCTTTATCTAATTCTTCAGGTTTTTCAGCTTTGATTTTACTAAGTTTATTTTCACTTTCCTTTATCTTGTTCAATTGATTTTCATACCATTCTGTCTTTTTCAATTTTTCAAGTGGTAAATAAAAACTATCATTTTTACTACGATATTTAGACTCTTCTTCAGCATTAAAAAGTTCTTTCTTCAAACGGAAATTCTCCATTAATGCTCTATCGTAGTCACCTAAAAAACTTGAAGTCTTTTGTTTTACACTCTTTTCATTTGACGCTTCTTTCTTATTGGCTTTTTTAGGACTAATTCCAGATGCATCTATGATTTCATACACATCTCGCTTACTGAGAGAATCAATACCTCCATCTGAATAATCTTCTTTGACTGCATTCCATAATTCCTCGAAAGAAAGCTTTTCGTCTTTAGCAATTTGTTTGACAAGGTCTTTTGCTGAAGAACTTCCAGAAGTCTTTTTATCTTCTTTCTTAGATTCTTTAGTTTCAGATTCTTTACCAGTACCTGTTGTTCCTTTCTTTTTGAGTCTCCAACCCTTCTCAGTCTTGACATACATTTTACCACCATACATCTTTTCTGTTCCAAGCGGAAGAGCTTTTGCTTTCTCAATTGCAATATCATCTGCACAATTGATACCTGCAATCCCTTTCAAGATATTCAAAGGAGTCTCTTTGTAGCAAAAACACATTCTATCATCTATAGACTTGAAGATACCATCAGGAATTTCAACTGGTTCTCTCTGCGCTTCTCTGTAGAACATCAAACTCTTCATTAAATCATTGCTACGTACAAACACAGGCTTCAAAGACATATAATCAGCAGTACAACAAGCTATCTCAAATTCATCAATTTCTTTATTCTTTGATTTTTCGATAACATCCTTTGAAAATGCATCTACTTGCGCCTTAGTGAATACTTCAAGATTGTTTTTCTCAACAAATCTATTGAATTCATCTTGCGTAAATTCTTTAGGATTATTCATATTGTAATTTGTATTAATTTAAACGGAATATTGTTTTAATGCGTAAAAATAACAATTTTAATTGACCTCTACAACTTATCCCGTCAAATTAATCAATTGTCAAATATAAACATATGAATGGTGTAATTCAATCATTCTCGATATCACTTTATCACATTTCTTCTCAAACTTCTCAATCATTTCACGTAACATACTTCTCTTAGGAATATCTATCGTATAACTCTTTGAACAATAATCAACGCGCGTCAATACTTCTGTTTCTGTAGGTCTTCTCCAAGCTTTGCTGCCAAAAAATACTCTGAATTGTCTCAATACTTTTCTCACTTCATCAACTGTAAGTCCAATGTTCTTAGCTATAGTCCTTGACCTTAGGTATAATTGTGCAATAGGATTAATTGAATCGTAACATAACTTCGTCCTTGATAAAATCTTTTCAATCTTAGTTTCAGCTTCTTCTTTAGTTATTTCATTCTCAATAACTTTTCTTCTTATCTCTCTTATTTCTCTATAATCTCTTGTAAATGAATTATTTTCAACTCCAGCTTCTAAACAATTTCTAAATCTATTCAAGTAATCAAATACCAATTGGCAATTAGCAGTCCAAGTATATTTCTTATTATCTTTAATGAAATCTTTCTTCATGTAATTAGGAATAATTGTGCAGTATTGCAGTAAATCCTCTGGGATTATTTCTATATGCACTTCACCAGTCTCTTTATTGAAGGTGTAAATACCATCTAACTTCAAACTCAATAGATTTCTTGAAACACCAACTATGCCAAGATTGGTTTCATTCACAATCCATTTCTTGAGTTTACCTTCACTTGTAAATAGGATTTTACCAGTATCTCCAGTTCTTTCACTGAGTTGTTTTGCAGCAGATGTTCTACCTTCGGCTTTGAGTAAAGCGTATATAATATTGTAACGATTGGTTTTTCTGAGTTTAATATATAAGCTATTTTTATTCATATTCTTTCGTTTTAAGTGTTGTAAAAGTAGAAAGAATATTTCTAATATCAAATATATACAAAAAAATAAGAGTACCTGAGTACTCTTATAATTCCTTAAAACAAAAGTGCTAAATGTGATATAGTCTACGCTTAGACTATTTATAATATGCAACACTCAAACAGACAAACTCTTCACAGAGGCTTCCGTTAATGCTGTAAAGATACCACTACTTATCTCCTCTAACAATGAACAGGTTCTTCTGAATTATTTCTATACTGATTCTTAGGGGGTTACGACCTTATCCTCTTTATAATCACATAACCTGCTGGTTATAATTATCTTTCTCTATTTCTATATATAAAAAGAAGATGCTTATAACCTCTGGTTATATGATTATACGATTTGAATTGTTGTATCTACTTGATTCTCAGCACTGTTAAAATATGAGAAATTTTTCAATGTACGACCAAAGAAAAAGTTTGTATCTTTAGACAGTTTGTTTAATCTAAATATATTTGTGTATGAAAATTATTTACAATTCAAAATTGGCACGATTATTGTTGCCTAATTTCAAAGCAATTCTTCTCATGCTTTGGCTCTTATGTAAGAAAGGTCCTGAATATTATTCAGAAAAATTCATTAAGCATGAAGAGACTCACTCCTTCCAATGGAAATGTTGTATGTTTTTAGGAGTGTTCATCTGGCTTGCATTCTCATTAGTATTTGATACACTCTGGTTATTGCTACTTATTCCATTCACATTCTACATCTGGTACTGTATTGAATATGTGATAAGATTCATCATTGGAGTAGTGAAAACACCTCCTATTATGAAATTCGGGTTCAAGAAATGGCTCAAAGGTTTTCAAGAGATTGGTCATGAATCTTATCGTAAGATTGTATTTGAACAGGAAGCTAATGCTATGGAGGATGGGATAGTAAATTATGAGTTCCTTTCTTTCTTCAAGTATTATTAAAAAAGAAAAGGCGTTTCACAACGCCTTCTTTTCATGAATAATGTAATTAAAACGGATAAATTGTAATGTATACTCAATTCGATTGTAAAATTACAAGTTCTTTCTTAAATACAAATCTTAAAGTGTCTTGATATTCATTCACTCTTACCTAAACAATGTACCATTATAGCAGCAAAGAAAGGTGTTATGATAAACGACATAAAGAACCAGAAGATACTACTCCTCTTAAGTCTATTTGCTGTTTCTCCTACTTCTGTGCAAAGATAGAAATAAATCAATGCACATATTAAGCCAAAAATAAAAACTAATGCATCCATAATCTAAAAGTTTTAAATTGTTAATTATATTATTCTATTCAATGTATGTCAAAACTCGAATTAAACAAGAATTAACATGCATTTCAAGCTATTGCACAGAAGGTTTGAAGTACGGTAGAGATATCTTTATTTCACTCATCGTCTCACAAAGCTCCCACCAAGGTATAATTACATGAGGAACGCAATAAAGGACATTCTTATTCTCAAAGAAGTAAACAGTACACAATTCATTAGTCTTTCTTTTGTTCTCGAAAGAAATCTCACCAAGTACATCCATAATCTTTCTTAGTCCGAATGGAGAAATATTCTTGTTGGCTTGAAGTATGAGAATGTCTTGTGCAGGTATCTGAAGCATGTCTTCAATAAGAGAAACTGTTTCAGGATTATACATTTCTGTATCAGACAAGAGTATCAATTTATTCGACTCACAGAGCCAATCGATATAAGGACAATTGCCATTCTTGTAGGTAAAATGAATTTTATTCATCATAATATTCTTTAAAGTCACGAATTTCTTTATCTATCATTCTATTGATATTCTCAATTTCTTCATATTTCTCTTCTTCAATGAGTCTCAATTTATGACTTATCATAGAATTGATATATCTGTTCCAATCCCGTTTACCCATCAACATCAAGTCGATAGCTATAGAATCGATAGACTTCTGCATTTCATCTTTGTGACGTGCATCATACCGGAACCAGATAAGAAATAGAAGTACGAGTACTGCAAGTAGTGTAATTATAATATATAGTTCTACCATAGTGTTTATTTAATTTTATTCGGTAACATAATGGTCAAGTAATTCGTTAGCTATCTTATCAACTCTTTCCTTAGAGAAAGATGAATCAACAAGTCTTTTCTCTGCAATAATAGTACCACTATCAAAAGTTTTCATCTTTATTACTATAGATGTAAATGATTCACCTTTCTTAGCATAGTCACATTCAACAGTGATATTCTTTCTTTTAAATGTTTCCATAATTATAAAATATTTTTATTTAGATACATAATTAATCAAATCAGAAAGCCAGGACAAGAACTGTATCATTCCAAAGAATAGAAAAGCACAAACAATTGCACCTACTCCATACCAGAAACGTACCCACCATTCACGATATTTTGTCTTTAATACTTTCTTACCGAATCGACCATTGAAGAAATTTATAAGCTGCTTTTTCATAATTATATCTTTATTTGTTTGACATTGTAAAGGTACACATTTATCGTCAATTGGACAACAAATTACTTGTTTTTCTTTGTTGGTTTGATAACTCTTTTGTCTTCAAATTTATCCTTCACATAAAGCAACCATACACGACGTACATTCGTATAGGTACAATTCATGATTGTACGGATTTTGTAATGTGACCAATTAGGATGTTCCAGTATCATGTTATAGATTTCCAATGATTGCTTACCACGAGGCTTTTCTTGACGATAACTTGCTCTTTTGGTAGAAGATTTTCTCTTTTTACTTATAGTAAAAGAAATTGTACGAAGAGTGTCGTCAGCTTTCAATATTGTAAGGCCATAGGATTTGGCTTTATAATTCTTCTTTGCATCATCAAAATGTGCTTCGTCGAAAGTAATTATGATTTGTTCGTTGTTACATTTAGTAGTACCATTGTAGGTTTTGATGAAGTCGTTGAGCGCTTGCTTTTGTTCAGGAGTCTGGCCTTCAAGTCCTACCTCTTTTTCTGCCTCTTCGATAAAAGCGATAAGTTCGTCTTTCTTATACTTCTTGATATTCTTGATACCAAGTTCACTTGCTCTTTTTCTCAATTGCTCGACTGTCATAACTGTTGTTTTCATATTTTCTCGTTTTTAATTATTATTTTAAGTTTAAGAATTTTGCAATCTTGTTAATAGCTCCTGTAGAAGTGGAACAAAACGAAGCAGGTTCTACAGCAATATTTCCCCCATCTTTCCAATAAGTAATTTCAATTGAAATTTTACTTCTATTGAAAGAATAGCTTACATTAACATACTTGTCTTCTTTTTGAATATTACCAGCAAATAAACTATATCCACCAAATTGACTTGTAAGAGCTGATTTAAGTTCTTGTTTGCTTTCAGGAGTAAGAATCATTGCTTTCATAATCGTATATTTTAATTATTATTATTTTATCTCTTTTGAATGCCTAAAGATACCAAAAGTTTATGTACCTGACAACTTTTCTGGTAATTTGTTCGCCTTGTTGGTTAAACTTATGCTAATTCAATCGCTCTTGCAGGCACACAAATCATAGTCCATGTTTTACCCTCTTTCAGATAATCTACTGAATAGTCAGCTTCAAAAGTGCAAACATTCATATCAACACTTGAAATAATACCTTTTACTTTACCATTCTTTGTGGTTACAACTACTGATTGACCTTTCTTAAATTCTACTGTCTTCATAATCGTATATCTTTAATCGTTCGACTTATTATTTCCTTTTTGGATACCTAAAGATACACCTTTGTGACACGTGTAGCAACACATTCATCAATAAAGTGGTCTAAATTAAGATTCTTTAAAGTTCGACCACGGGTCTAAATACATTTTAACATATGAGATATAAGAATATAAAGAATGCTCGTCAAACTTGTAATTAAACAAGAAATAACGAACATTCTAACTTGGCAAACAAAAGTTCAATTTATACCCTGAAAAGAGTTATCTTCTTACCATTACCCATATCGTAAGTATCAACATGTAACCAACTCACTCCATCTTCAAGTCTTATAGGATAGGGAAGGTTATCCTTATTCTTTATAATGAGCTGACGTGCCTCTTCAGCACTCATCCCTTGTACAGTAATATCAAACGCTTCACCTGTACAATGTGCACTCATATAGACCTTTTCAAGATTGGTCTTTTCTTTAGGAATTGCACAAATGTTACATCTAAGGCCACGCTGCGAATAACTATCACCACTTTTCCAATTATTGATGATGAATGGTTTCTGAATAATATATTCACGTAGCACCAACAATGTCTCAAGCGTTGCCATAGAGAAGAAACTCCACATCTGTTCCTCTCTGTACTTATTGTATACATGTGGACAGACGAGTTCCTCGATTTTGAAGTATTGCTTAAGCTTCTTAATTAACTCATCTCTTTTCATAATTCTTCATTTTTAGTCCATTCATTACTATTCGTAATCTCTTCCTCATCCATCAAAGGATAAGGATAAACGACATCTTTCATAACTGCTTCACCTTCCGAAAGCATCATGATAGGAGGTACAAGCATGTTGTACGTTTCTTCATGTAACAACGCCTTCGTGCCGTCGTTACTCATTCGTCTTGTCTCCCAGTCTTTATCAAATTCTTTTAATTCTTCTATAGGTATAGCTAACCACTTCATATTATTCAATTTTTACGTTTCAACCATTCTTCATTAAGTCTTTCCTTCTCGGTCTCTATCTCTTCAATGGTCAAAGACTTGTTATAGAGGGCAAAGTAGTAGATAGCTCCTTTCAATAATCTGCTGTCTTTTTCTCTTATGATGCCTAAGGTCAGTGTATCAGTATCATTTGCAGTACCTACTGTTATTACACTACCGTTATAAGAATTTTTGGTTTGATATGAAACAGAATCTTTTAGATTCATATTCAAACCAGAAGTATATTCACTAAAAGAATATGTAGCATTATTAGCATATTCAAAAATAAATGCTCCATTGCCAGCAACTATGCTTTTTGAGGCAACAACGTTAGTATCATTCTCTATCACTCTCCTGCATATCACCGTATAGTCTGTCAATATAGACAGATTGTTGCATATTCCGTAATCATCCACTCCATCGAATACCAGTGCACCCTCGTAATTTCCTTCTCCAAATCCGCTTTCTGATGTAAAGGCAAAGTTTCTCAAAACAATCTCGTTACCCTTCACCCCACGGATAGAAGAAGTCTTATCATTATTGGAAAATCCAGACATAAACCATGCGTCCACCATAGCCTTATTGAAGGGTGGAATAGGAGGACCAGCCTTGCCAGCCTTCCTACCAAACAAAAGACTTGTACCAATACCAATCATAACCCTATATTAAATTGTGCAGTAGTACCGTCAACAAATACTTTATCAATAAGATAAGGCATAGGAGAACCTATATAAGCGGAAACCTCAGTTTCACTAATAGTATAAGTTTCAATAGAAGGTGCTCCACAGAGGTGTACTTTGATAGTTCCAGCAGTCAATGGAATGACTAAGAAATTCTTATCACTATCGTGCTCCACAGAGGTGTACTTTGATAAATCGAAATCCTCAGTGACTTGACCAACTTCAAATGCTCTACTTATTGCAGTAATGCTTACTTGTCCTTCACCATTACTAATTCTAATCTTATTAGGATACATAACTTTATAAATTGTTTTAAATTAAAAAGGAGGAGGAACTTCATCGTCACCGAATTCATTCCTCCTCCTAACCTTTAAATATGTCAAACTTGAAAGAAAATTTCCAATCGTAAAAGTACAAGATTAATTCATATTAACCAACCTTTTTAGAGATTTTCGAATCTGTCCTGATTGTATATGATTTCTTTGTTAAGTTCATCTTGTATAAGTTCAATTACTTTTCTGGTCAATTCCTTATCTATATAGACATTCATTGTGTTAGATGCAATACGAATATACTCATCTTCCTTCATCTTTTCCAACTCCTGTAGAGTCTGTTTATATCTATCGATATTCTTCTTTAGGAGGATTGCTGTTTGGAATAACTCTTCTTTCATATTATTCTACGATTTCCGCATCACTTTCCGGCTCGTATTCCTTCTTCTCTTCCATAGGGGCATTCTTCCATTGGTCAATAAAATGTTCAATGACACGTCGTCCGTCAGTCACCACCTTTTCCAGTTTCTCGTCCGGTTCCAACAGTTCGTCTGCCATTGCTGCGGCTATGTGTTTTGCCTTCATTACCTCTTCTACAAGGTTGCTTTCTATCAGTTCACCCAGGCTTTTCTTTGTAAGCAGGTTAAATGTCAGTCCTTCAATGATTTGTTTTCTCTTTGACATAGCCTGCAACATAGCATTCATACGGGGCGCGAATTGTTCGGGCTTCATGTTCTCGAAGCTCTTGTCGTCAAATCCCTCGAACTTTTCTGCCGCCATGAACGCTACCTCGTATTCTTTAGGTGTCATTACTACACCTGCCTGCAAACACTCTATACAGAATAGGATAAACTTCACATTGTTTCTTAGGTCTTTTTCCATAATCTTCTTTATTTAGTCAATACATTCTTCAATTGGTATATCGTTTATTGTCACTATCTCCCAATCTCCATCCATCATCTCATAGATACAATTGATTGTTTTATGGTCTGCAATGATTTCTTCATCAACACCTTTCTTTCTCCAGGTATTACTTTCTACCATTGCAGACCATCTTGTCCCTTCTTGGAACATCAATTTATTAGGGAGTTGTTTGTATGTTGATTCTATGAGTTGACTTAATGTCTCTTCTGTCATAGGTCAATCAATACTTCTCAAGATAAGTATCCCCTTTACTGTCTTTCCAGACAAGACATATCTCACCTTCTTTATCGATATTCACACTTTCGAATGTGATAGGATAACCATGATTCTCACCATCTTTTATGACATAATGTGAAATCTTATAAGTGGCTTCTTCATCCTTATCATACTTCTGGTAGAGTGAAGTGAATTCATCATAAGTGAACGTCGTTGCTTCATGGTCTTTTTCAGTAGGAAACGATATCATGTAACGTACAAGTTTACCATCTTTCACCTCTGTACTGACTATTGAATTAATCTTAAGCTCATCAATGATATCAATAATCACTTCAGCACAACGTAATCTCCAGTTGTCAGGATACTTCTTCTTGCAGCTAAGAAGGTCTACTTCATTACCCTTCAATAGCTCTACGAATTCTTTTTCTCTTTTCATGTTTTTAATTGTTTAATTATTGTTTATAGATGTGAGATGAGCAATACTATAACAAATGTATAACATGGATTAATAATAGGGTTTGACGTACTTCTCATCTCACTGTGTAAAGATACTACTTCTCGTTCATCTTTTGTACCTGTCAAGTACTCTTTCAAGTAATGTTTTGGCACTCTCAATATCCTTCTTGTCTCTTGTAGTCAATTCGTCACTTATAGTAAGTATACTATCAACAATCTTGAGTATTGTAGGGATATTTGATTTGAGCTTCGTCTGACCAGTCCTTGTTGTATAACTTATATTAAACTTATCCTTCTCCTTCTTGAGTGCTAATTGTGCTTCTCCAGACGTAGCAAAGTAGCCTACATTATAGGTCTTGCCATGATGATAGAAAGTCACTCTCCATGGCTTCTTCAAGTTCCCTTTTGTGTAGTATATATTCTTCATAGTCTCAATATATCTCGTCTACTTCAACATCAATTAGAGATTCTATTCTATACACAAGTCCATTGTCAACTATCTTCTCAAACTTGATACCTGCTGTTACTAACTCTTCCTTGATAACATTCCTGAACATCCATCTTGGTCTTAGGTAGATGTATTCATCATCTTTTTCAAGTGACAGGAGTATCTTGGTGGGAGAGTATTCTTGTTCCCGAATAATCTCCCTGATTCTCTTCATTGTGAGCTTCTTTGTCATAATGTCTTGATGAACATCTTTATTTTATGCAATTGCTCATATGACAACTCGCCCATATAATCAATGATATCCACGTAGAGATACTCTCGTTCACTATCTTCATAGAACCTTGTTCCAATCTCGTCACCATCGCCATTCTTTGCATAGAGCACTTCACATTCGTCCATGTAGAACTCTTTGTTACTCTTGTCTATGAATGAAATGAAACCTAATGTCGCTGTCTCGTCACATGTACCAGTACATGTTAATGTTACTACTTCGTCCTCGTTGAACAATAAGAACTTTACTTGGTCTCCTACACTCAATGGTCTAAATACTTCGTTCATAATCTTTTTGTTTTAAATTGTTACACATGTCTCTTCTTTTGATATTGTAAAGATACACCTTATTCTTCGACCACACAACAGGTCGACCATAAAATGTTGTCCAAATTGTGTACTTTTTCTTCATATCCTTCCATTCTTATTTATAGAATCCTATGATTGGCAATTAGTCGATACACGCGTCAGATATCAATCTCGCTGCACAAAATACCTTATTTTATTCATCTCATTCTATTTCCATAAAAATAGAAAGGCCTTAGCAATCATCGCGACTCCTAAGGCCTACAATTACGAGAAAATTTCACTAATTATGAACAACGAAGTCAGTGTGTATTGTTAGTTTTCATCTGTCTTAGACGCTGTCTTATCAAGTCTTTCTTGCTTGTTCCTTCTTCCTCTTGAATTATCTCTGCTTCAGTGTATTCGATAGGTTTCATTTCGTTTATGAACCGTTCGTTTTTCTTTTCCAAGTCATTCCAATCGTATTGTTTTATGAGGTCTCCAGGTAGCATTATCTTTTCTTGTCCAAGGATATTCTTATTGAATCCGTTGAAGTCCTTATACCAGGAGCTTGCAAGTTGGTTTATCATTATCTCTGGCCTTATTCCTGACTTGGCACTTACGAGTCCAATGATTATACTGTTTATAGGTATATCACGCATCACTCTACTTATGTTCTCTCCTCCATGTATTGTTGCGTTTATATCTATTTTTCCGTCAACTGTAAGTTTGAGTTCATTCCCTTTTACTTCCTTTCTTGCTTGCTCCAGGATTGCTCTTATTTCTCGTGATATAATCAATGCTTTCGTCTCTTGACCTCTGTCGATATGGTCTTCGTATTTGAGTTGTAGGTCCGTGAGTATATCATTAAGGATTTCTAATCGTCCCGCTTCTGTTGCTACACGATACTTATCACTCTTTACTACGTATTTATTTTGTCTATTTTCGATTATTGACTTATTTTCATTATAGAATTTTGTCAATTCTCCATCTTCCAAGTCATATCCTTCTCTCTTCTTGATTGTCTTCTTGACATCCTTTATTGAGTACATAGAGCCAAATAGGTCGAGGAGCATTGGCGTTAGCTTTGCAAGCGCCTTGCTCCTATCGTTATACAGGTCGAATGTATGCATATATTTTGACCGTGCTCTATTGTATTGAGCAAGTAGTGGTACAATGACTTTTGCACGAATTTCAAGTGCATCTTTGATATCTTCTTCTTTTGCACCACGATTTTTCATTACTCCCTTGAGATTCACGTATTTAAGGTCGATTGAATGCAACACACCGTTATGACCTTCATATGTGACAAATCTATCAGGACATTCGTCTAATTTGATACGAATTCTTTCATATTCCACATAAGCATCTTGCATATGTTTAGAGGCTATCTGAACAAAGTCAGGAGCCTCCTTAATTATATCTTCTCTACTTACCTGTGTCATTTCTTATGTTACTTATTGTAATTATCGGTAAAGATATATAAAACATTCTTTCTATGCTATGGGTTTTGTGATTCAATACCAAACATCATTCATTAATTGTGTCTCTTCAATGATTTCTTCATTGTCTTCTTGAGACATTATGAATTGTTCGAATGTGAGGTCTTCATCTTCTTGTTCTAATAAGTAGTACATGATTTACGAATTTTGTTTATTATAATACTTTTCAATTTCTTTCTTCATTATATCAATCTCCCAAGGATTGATTAGAAGGTCCATTTTCAATACCTTTGCTTGATTCAAATAATCTCTCTTGTTATTGAACTTTATGTTTTGTATTGAATGTACATCAAGCTCCACATAGTAGAGGTTTTCTTTACCAATCACAATTGGTTCGAAATTCACACTGTAACAACTTACATTACGATAGTTCTCGTTCTCATCTTTATAGGTGAGTACGAAATTACATATGAAACCATCGTTATTGTCATTGTACGTTTTTGTCACTCTTTTTTGATGGAGATGTGCGAGTAATTTTTGTATCATTTTCTTTTATTTATATAATAAGTTTTAATGCTTTTTGTATTCCGGCTTCTAAAGTTTCCTCATAGGTGTCCCAATTACCTCCATCATTAGGACCTTCGGGGAAACAATAAAGTACCGTTCCCATATCCGCTTTAGATATATCGTATGTGTAGCCGGAAGCACTATTATATATAGTGATATGCAGGTTCTTGGTTTCACGAAGCCACTTTTGGGCAATGGATTGAGTTGGAGCAGAGATAGAGTAAACGTCTGTATTATAATTCTGGGCAATGGATGTTTTAATTTCATTTCTCACTCCTTTCTTTCTCCTTTTTAGCTTTATCACAAGCCGACTTCTTCATTACATACGGACAATCGCAATTCCCGTATCTTTCGTTATACCAACAATAATTACACTGGTGCATCATTTATTCCTCCTTATCTATCTTAATATCCGTTACTTTGCCACGATTGACGAAATACCTACAATCAATAAGCCTGCAAATCCATTCATCACAACGATTCTCTAATTCATTACATTCTCTACAAAGAGAACATATCTTGCATTCATGGTCATTTGGATAATTCACAGCTTCATGCAGCACCCCGTCTATTATTATTCCATTCTTTACTTCCATACCGTTCATCCATTAGAAGTTACACCCAAGCACAACACTTTGTTTGAAACACCTATATCGTCAAATTCAAGAATTAAATACTCTGTATCATAAGGATAAGGGTATCTGCAATTTTTCAATTCTTCATCCGTCAATTTGCGTCTGACACGCATCTCGATTTCAAAATCATCGGGAAGGTTCTCTATGATTTTTCTAAGTTGTCCTACGTTCTTTATTTCCATAATCAAATACAATTAGGGCATTCAGCCGATTTATTACCTTTATTGTCTGTGTATGTACAGATACTTTCTCCTTTTGAGGAAGTCACATCGACCATACAGCCGCACTTCGTACACTTTCTATGCGCATTGTTGGGGTTGTTTATCCATCTATGCCCTTTTCTGTTTTCTGCGCCTAACTTTGTTCCTCTATTAAATCCCATAATCACACCCTTTCCCGTAAACATTTACGAACTCGCTGACATCCATATAGTCTATACCGAAATTCTCGGCAGTTTTCTTGTCACTATCCGAAAATTGCCCTTCAAGTCCGCTTGCATCACCAATCATCAAGCAATCATTTTTATTACAAGCATAACCCCATGATTTATATTTATTAAAAAGCCCTTCAAGCATTCCAGTATTAGGCTTTCTCATTGGGTTGCTTCTATCATTGCTTCCACAATATTTAAAACACGTATCAATACCGCAATAATCTATTATACTATCATTCACGTACTGGCATTTGACATAAATAAGTGATTCTGGAAACAAACCCTTTTCTATCCCTCCTTGATTCGTTACAATAAATATTGCTTTTGGATTCAAATTCTTTATTGCATCCAAAACATCAAACTTAAACTTCATGTCCCATATCCCTTTTGGAAACGTCTCACCGCTTACTGTCTCAATTAACGTCCCGTCCATATCACAAAATAAAACCTTGTACTTTTTCATTTCTCGTTCCTTTATTTATTTAATCTTTATCTTCACATCGAACAATTTTATGTTTCTTGCAAAATCTGATTGAATACCTCACTGCCTTTCGTATGTCTTCATACTCCTTTGTACTGTACACATTGTATGTACGGAGTTTTCGCATAATTTCCTCTTCTATAAAAGGAAGAATTTCTTTCTCAAACCTACTCATTTCCTATGTGTTTTACGGTTCTTGTTTCTCTTCCTGCGTTTCGCAATCTGCTTGTTTGTACATCTATCATCTTTTGGACGATATTTTCTCATTTTAGGTGCATCACATGGTTCTAAAGGAGAAATATCAACATATGGATTATAAATATCATAACGAGTATTATCGTTCCAAGAAATTTCGTCCTGCATATTTTACCCCTCTTTCTTTTTAAGACTTATATCAATTGACAACCTATCGGCAATTTCTTCCTTAATTATCTCCCTGCACAAATTCCTTATCATAGAGTAATCACCATGTCTTTGTATCTCGTTGGAAACCATACAACGAACCCACCTCTCTATATCAACGTCGTTTCCGTAGGTGTTATGAAAGATACGTTTGACTTCTTCTTTCACGATTGGAATCATAATTTCCTTTATATCCTCTTTAGTCAACTTTAATTCGTTGTGGATATAATTCTTTACTTCTCTGTATCTATATTTACTCATAGCATCTAAATCTCTACTTTTGTATAATTACTAAATTTACAATAAAGATATTCACTTGAAAACCATCCTCCTAAATGGCTTTTATCATTGACATATTTACAATAGGTTTCCCATTTGTCCTTATGTACAATTTCATACATTACGTCTTTATACATGAACAAATCCCCTTCTTGTAAATTTGAAATCTTAATTGTTTTCATATCAATCACCGTTTAAAACATGCAACAACTCTCTTGCTTTCCTACTCGTCTATCATTATACATATTCCATCACCGGGATAATATTCACACGAAACATTATTGTCCCAATCTATATGTTTTTGTGCTTCTTTGGCTACACAGTCACAAGCAATCATATACTTTATGTATTTATTAGATGCTTTTCTTATTTTGTCAAATATATTTCCTTTCATTTCTTTGTCTCCTTCTTTATCTACTACTCAATATATAAAACAATCCCTCTCTGCATCATATATCCCAATCCTTTAGCGCCATTTCCAGACATTGGCTTATACTTAACTTTGGGTCTTCCTTCAAATATTCAAGTGCCATTACGGCCACTTCCGCATCCAATCCGTACTCATGTGCCTTTATCATGCACTGGAACCAGTAGGTTCTCTCTTCTGTATAGGTCATTCTTTTTTGGTTGTTTGGTTTAATTCTTTTACTATATTCATAAATCACTTATTTAAAACGTTTAATAACTTCTCGCGATGAGCTTCTTCTTGAGGCGTACCTGCAAAATTATAAAAATTAAACAGTGCTATCTTTTGGTCATCTGTTATCTTCTCATCATCATAAGAATAATAAATCTCTCCTACCAAAGAATTACGAGCTTGAATTTGATACTGAACATCATTTCCTAAATCTTTATAAAATACTTCTTCTCCGTCTACAATAATTGGAAATTCATTATTTAAGAAACGCTTGATTGTTAAAATACGCTGCTTACCATCAATAACCTCAAACTTCCGATGCTCATGCAAAATAACTATTACAGGAGGAATAGAACGTCCTAAAATCATTGACCAAATTAGTTCTTGCTGTTGAAGCAAAGTCCAAACATAAGGACGTTGCAAATTAAAACCATATTTAGGAAGAAATATGTCAAAATCCCAATCATGGGAATATTTATTCTTAACAAATTCATTCTCAAGGTACATAGCTACTGTTGTATTACCAGAAGAACATCTCAAAGCTCCAATTCCTTGAAAACCGCCTAATTTCTGAAGTTCTTTTAATGTCTTCATAATCTAATTCTATTAAATTGATTAAATATTTTGTTTATCTTTATATTTTTTCTACCAATTCCAGATTTTGAGGAATGAAGGCGCGCTGTTCACCGTCTATCTCAAGATGATAATACTTCGTACTTCCAGTTCCACATATACTTGCTATTTTACTCACTTTACCTACCAACATCAAATTTGAACAATGTAGGATTTTCACTCTATCTCCTACTCCAAAGTTTTGATTCTTTGATTTTGCCATCGTTTATAATTGTTTAAAAGGAAAACTGTTCAAGTTTGCAGTAAATTAACAAATAAGTTGGGTTGAACAAAATAAACAACTTGAAACAGTTTTCCTTATTTGATAAAAATACAATTTTGTTATCAATTAAATGATTTGAAGTTACTCGATTCCTTTTAAAAAAGAGACATCTTCAAGCTGCTCACTCATCCGCATTATTCGAAGAATCTTCTCCCATTTTTCAGGAGTCATTTCTGTATCATCTGATTCTGCATCTTCACTAAAAATATCGTATTTATTCAGAAATGCTTCGTATAAATCGTTCATCATCGACTTAACCTCTTTCTTCCATTGTTTAAAATAGAATTCATACATTTCTTTAGTTTCAATATATTCAGCATCAGTGAGTTCAATAGAAACAACAGTTTTATATTTATTAGAACGATACTCGAAAGAACCTACATTTAAAACTTTATGTAAACATTGAAATAGAAGTTTCCGAGCGTATTCATTATAATATGGCAATTTGAAATATTTCCTTTCTTTCTTTTCATTAAATAGAGTTTCGATATCCAATCCATTAGCCAAACATAATGCATCTAAAGCTCTTTTAGCTGCTAATGCTTCACCCATCTCACCTCTTTCTACAAGAGCTTGAAGTTTCTTAGCTTTTTCGAGTATCTTTCTATCCATAATCATTAACTGTTTTTACAGAGTCGTTTCAAATTTTCCAAATCTTTCTGCTTCGGTTCATCTGCGTTTTTAGTAGCATCAATCAATGTCATATCGTTAATCATTGTTGACCATTTTCCTCCAGTTGCTGGACTTACGTATATTACTCTATAGAGACCGTAACCTGCTAACTCGAATCTAAAATCATTGATACTTGTCTTTCTTTCCATAATATTTCTTCTTTTTTGAATGCTTAAAGATACACCTTTGGACCACGCGGTCCAACAATTTTCAATTAAATTTTAATGACTTGGACATATTTTAATTCACCTGTATATCCTCTGCCACGTAACTCTTCAATAAGTTGTCTTGGAGTAAATTTTGCCAAATCAGGATTTACAAAAACTTTATGAATACCTGATTGTGATTCTTTTTTAATTTGATTTCGTAATTTATCATGTGAATTTTTACATTTTTTGCATACATTAAGATGTCCATCCTTACAATTTACAGAAGTATAAAATTGGTCTAATGGTAATTCTTGACCACACTTCTTACACACTTTAGTCTTTACTTCGTTTTCCATAATTATTACAATATTAATGTTTTGATGACTCTACCTGAATTTGCTAAGTGACTTTCAATCTCATTTAAATTCAATTGAAAACCTGATGTGAGACTATTAACAGTCAATACTATGAGATTAGAATTAGGAATTATCTCATAAACTCCTTTCATGAATTTACCGTATTCCCACAATAATGTATCGAGATTGTCTGTCACATCTGTCCTAAGACACTCGATAATAAATGTACTGATTTTTGATTTCATATTTTCTCGTATTTAATCATTATTCTTTTGGATGTCTAAAGATACTACTTTTCTATGAGATACCAAAAGTTTATGTCCAAATTGTGTATCAAATTAATATATATTAAGAAAGGACCTTGTTTCACAACAAAGCCCCTTCAAAACTCTAATATACAAACATGGCTAACACGTAATAAACTCTTCAATCTTAGTTTCTTTAATATCAACAACACGTGTCTCGCTGAAAAAATCTTGATTTAGAATCTTACTCATCATTTCACTTGCTTTCGTAGAACTTTCAGATTGTATGAGATATTGTATCTTATTTTCTTTCACTTTACCTCTCATATCAGTCTCGAACCATAATCCTTTACATAAGAACCATAATCCTTTTCCTGAATGAATACCAGAAATATTCATTTCTTTGATAGGACTAATATCAAACTCAACATCGATATTCTCATTGCCCCACTTAGTAGCAATTGCTTCTGCATCAGTATAATTAATTGCTGAACAAGCAATCACATTCTGACACTTTTTCATTCTCCTACTTGCAGAATTTTCATCTTCTGCCCAATAAGAAATTGTTATTTCAAAGTACTTGTGCAACATCTTCTTAGATAATCAACATTCTTTTTAATTAATTCGATATCTTCTTCTTTCACCTCTTTCTCAAAGTAATCTGGAGGTGTAGGTATTCTTTTGAATACACCTTCCTTCTCAATCTCCACACCGTGCAGCGCTGACAAGATAGGATAACAACTATCAGTTGACCTTATTGCATGATGATTAGTGTTATAACACCTGAATTCTATTGGATTTCCTTGTCCTAAGAAATGCAATGGTTTACGTAGCAGGTCTTGCTCTTCGAGTTTTGCAACCAATAAGGTTCTTGCTTCTGCAATGTCCGGATTCTTCATAATGTGAGGAATTGCTTTCTTACTCATACCAATACAAGAAACAAAATCGTTATGCAAGAAATACTTGTAACATTCTATCCAATCTTCATAAGTATCACCTTGTGGACATGCAAGAATATTGGTTCTCTTATAGAGGGAACCTTTTCTTCTTGCATCTTTCATCCATTCGAGAAATTGATTGAAGTTGTTCAACGTCTCTTCTTTATTGTAAAGGACATCGAGAGGTATCACTTCATTGGGTTGGATTTCGAGTGTCAATTTGAATAGTTCTTTATTGGTCAATATTTCACCTTCATCTCCCACACCTGAGTCAAGTATAGTGAAACGACCTTGTTTAACGGCATTCTTCGTATATTCACGATACTTTTCATCTCTTTTGTAAAGTTGTCCAAGTATATAGAAGTTCTTATCTCCTAATTCACTCAATTCCAAATGATTCATAGGAGGAGTAACAAATATTTTCATAGTCTTTTAATTAAATTTAATTTCTACTTTATCTTTTAATTCTGGTGCTGTTACAAGATGAATAATAAAGTCTTTAAGACCTATTTCAGCATCACCTTTTTCAATCTCCTCAAAAGAATATTGTTCATTCTTTATTTCGTTTGATACTTTCTCAAAACGTTCTCTTCTTGTCTCTTCTTTCACAGACAATACAGTAACTGTAAAGTCAACTTTAGAAGAATTTTGAACTAATGTCTCTATAATCTTATTGAATAGACTTTTTTGTCTACAACCTACAATATATATCTTGTTAATAGATTTCAAGTTCCATTCAAATAAAATCTTTGAGCATATTCTTTCACAAAGTACCTCACTGAGACCTGAGTCGAATGTCCTCATTTCAGAATAGGTCAATTTACGAACTATATCACCAACTTCAATAACACCATCATTCTTTTGCTTCACTTTATTCACATATGTGGTCTTACCTGAGAAAGCTTCACCTACTACAAACTCAATCTTAGGGAGTTCTACTATTAGCTTTTTAAATGCTTCATTGAAGTTTTTAGGTTTTTCTTCAGTAGAGTCATCTTTCACTTCCACTTTCTCAACTATAGCATAATTTTCACCATCTTCACTGACCTCGACTGAGTCAAAATCAAATTGCTTCAAGATATCTTTTGCAATCATTTCGCATGACATGGAGCCAAAATCATAGCATTCGCAACCTGATTCAAATACTGGGAATTTTCGGTTTATATATTGTTTTACTTTTCTCCTTAGCAATATAAACTCTTCATCACGATTATCGTGATTAACCCGTTTTTTACAATTGAATTTAAAGATATGTCTGTGAGATTGTTCTAAGAACTTTACCAACTCACCATGATTTTTTGATGCATCAGGATAATTATGAAATCCTTCTACTTCAAAACGAATTCCAATAGATGTTTGTAATTTGTTCATAATCTAATAAGTTATTTTAAAACGTCTTTTAATTGTTTCTTTATCTGCAATACCATAAACTAAACAGTAATCTTTCTTTTTCTTCTGACAAAATTGAACTGGACCTCTATAGATGCATTTACCGTCAAGAAAAAGTCTCATAATCTTTTCACCATTAATGTTTTTGTTTCTTGAGGCTTGTTTTATTACCTCAGGAGAAACTTTATCAGTCCAACCATTTTTATGATAGATAAATAATTTTAATTGTTCGTCCATACTTCATTTTCTTATTTAAAGATAAGGCTAATTTGTGCGTTCACCAGCGTTTTAGTACACAAATTAGCCTTAATGGATTTATCTCAATTCACATAAACCACCTGCACAAGCAGTCGCTACATTCTCACCTACATTCTTATATTCTTGTTCCCATTCAACATTCTCCCAGTCAATTGGTTTTTGATTCTTAATCTTCTGCCATTGATGGAATATATTCACATGTTTTAAGCAACGCGAGCATTTTTCATCATCACCCTCAAAATAATTCTTAGAGAACTTCTTGAATCTACGGACCCAATCATTCCTCATTTCAATCTTGTGTTGCAGATAGGAAGAAATTGCATTGACGTCACTGATACACAATCCATCTATAGTCACAAGAAGTTTACCATCTTTAATGTGTTTTTTGATGAATGAAAGTAGATAATCGTCAGTATAGACCAACAAGTCATTAGCTTTACCAGTCGCTGCATTACAAGCTGTCCATATATCACCAAAAACTTGTAATCCATCTACAATAAGACCTGAAGAAAGAATTGCACCTTGTCCATATGTATCAGCAAGCTCTTTTTCATCAAGATAAGAAGTATAAGGAGCTTGTGGATAATCGAGGTCACCAGTTTCAGGTAGAAAACTCAATCCACAGAATCCATCTTTATGCTCCCATATCCAATCTGCAATTTCACTCCACTCATCTTCTTTGACTGAAACTGTACAACTTACATTATGATGATATTTAGGTTTAGCTATTGAAGATGGATGCTCTGTATTAGTACCTTCCATAATCCAACCTTTCTCAGTAGTATAGATTCTATAAAGAAAATCAAGAGTACTGAAATCTGTACGAACCATTGTTTCATCATCAAGTTCAATAGGGAAAGATAATACAGTTTCACCTTTCTTATTCCAAAATGAAGGATTTGCAATATCTGGATTCAATTTAATAACTTCTTTCAATGCCTGCTCATTATTATTCGCTTGAATATTACGAATATACTTGCGGAAATGATAAGCATGAATACCAGAACCACATCCAAGTAATTGTGACGCGTTTCCTGAAGGTTTAATTACAGTTGTCCTTGCTGCAGTATTAATTCCAATGATTTCAGCAACTTCTTTATTCACTTCTTTTATAATTTTCGCACCTTTTCTTTGTATTCGTTCATTAAAAAGAATATTAGGATTATCTGCCATGCCAGTGATACCAACACCAAGTAACGCATCACGCTTCATTATCTTACGTGTAGCTTCTGAAAGTAACGGTAGATTTTCAGTATAAGCTGCTTGAAATGTACCTAATATAGCTGCTGCACGACATGCTTTATAGAAGTCTTCTTCGGTTTTGACTTTCTTTCCATTAATTTCACAAAGGTTACAAAAACTAAAACCATATTCTTTACTACCATCAGGATTTGTATAAGTTGGATATAACAATGCTTCTGCACAAGGATTTATGACTGCTTCAGTGTCAGGCATGAATAATAATCCTGGTTCTCCATATTGTTTGATATATTCAAATATCTTGTCGTACTTTTCTTTAGGAGTGTCTTCGTAGATTGCTACAGAATTATTACATCTACACAATTCCGGATGGGCTAAGAACCAATCTCCAGTCTTACATTGCAACATTTCTTCATCATCAATATCAAAAATAGAAATCATTGCACTCCTTCTTATACCACCACTTATTACAGCGTCAGCAATGATACATGACATAAGATGAAGTTCAAAAGGTCTTAGCTTCCTGCCCTTTGCCTTACTTAGAATCTTACGCAATTTATCATGGCAAACTTTCAATGGTTCTGGCCCAGGTGCTTTGAATCCACCACTTACAAAAGCACCTTCTGGTCTAATATGTGAATAATCGAATTCGATATCACTCAATCCTTTATAATATGATTCAATCAATAGACCAGTAGATAAAGCCCAACCTTCAATCGAATCTTCTATGACTGTACTAACTTTAGAATTATCGATTCCTTTAACAATAGGTAATTGTTTAATATGTACTTTTTGAATCGAGTAACCAACACCTGAACCAGACAACAAAAGCTCCATCAATTCTTGGAAAAATTCGATTCTATTACAGTAACTTCCAGAACAATTGAAAGACCTGAAGTTATTTTTCAACAATTGAGGACCACCATATTGTAAAGACCTTTGAGAGCCAAGTACTTCTTGATTATAATACGCTGACCAAGCCTCTTGAAATACTTTATTGAAAGCATCTTTATTTTCATCTTTGATTTTTCCATTGAAAAACTCATAATGCATTTCCATAACTCGACTGACAGATTCCGGCCATGTCTCTTTCTTACCATCAGGCTTTACTCTCGAATACTTACTGTAGAATATATAGTCTGAGATTATATCTCGACTATCTATACGTTCATTACTCATTTTTTATTCATTTGATTTTTCACGAATTTCTTCTGCATCTGCAGGTAGAAGTATACAAACAGGGATAGAAGGGACTTGAAACATCAATGGTATATTGTCCGTTGATGCATCTTTATCCTTTGATTGTATCTTGCCGATTATTTCGTTAAAAATACTTCTTTCTATATAAAGATATAGAGGTTTGGGTTTATACTTTTCATCTTTTTGTAATTGTATCTTTTCGATTGTAAGATGTGTCTGTAATATTTCTTCATCTGGAAGATACGGTACAAGTTCTTTTATCTTATTTGCACAAATCGCAGAAAAAGATTTTCCAGGTTTTATGACCTGAATGTATAATTTGATTTTCTTCATGATTATAAAATTTTATAGATTCCTTTATCAATTCTTTCCAACTTACCTTCTTTAATTAGAGATTGAAACCAATGGTCAACTCCTGCTCTAATAGTGCCAGGTTGAAACTTGTTCATATTATTGATTTTTCTAACTAATTCGTTTCTCTTAATAATACCAGATTCCTCATTCTTCATCAATTTATTAGCAGCATCTACTACTGTATAAATGTTGTCTAATCTATCTTCTCTCATATTGAACAATAAACTAATTCTTTCCGTGCTCTTGTAATAGCAACGAACTTTAAACAATATTCACTATAAATTGCTTCTTCAGTTATAGCATGTGTACTTGGAATAAGACTTTGATTCAAGAAAAACACTCTATCAGCTTCGAGCCCTTTTGATTTATGAATAGTACTTAATACAATACCTTCAGTTTCATCTGTATAGATTCGTTTGATATTGTTTTCAAGACTTTCCATATTATTCCATACGCAATATAATCTTTGTAGGATTAAACACTTTTCAACGAGGTTCAAATATGAAGGATTATTAATTGCTGCAGAATAAGATAAACCTTTTTCTTTCAGACTTTCAATTTTTTCTTCTTTAAGCCTTTCAAGGTCGTCAATACAGTTTATCTTATCAGTCAAAGCACATAATGCGTTACCAAAGTCTCTCCCTTTAATCGTAGCCTTCTTACCTTCTTTAAGAAGTCCAATAAACACTTCAATTAGAGGGAGATTATTCCTGCATAATACAAAGTCACCTACTTGAGCTTCTTGATATTCACCATTTCTTACGATACCATCAATTGCATTAGGTGCAGCTTCGATTCCTAACGAGAATACCTTCTTAGCCTCCTCAACAATTTTCTTAGCACAACGATATGTTACATCTAACGGCAATACTGCTGTATTCGGCAGATTTTGCAAAAGTCTAAAATTCGATACGCTGGACCCAGAAAATTGGTAAATACACTGTTTTTCGTCGCCCACAGAAATTAATCTACCAAATTTTGGCTTGATAAATTGCTGAGTCAATTCTCTTTGCAATACATTCTGGTCTTGGACTTCATCTAAAAATACGACGTCGTATTTAGGAAAATCTTTGTCATCAAGCAATGTATATGGTAACCACAACATATCAGTGAAATCCATCTGGAATTCTTTATTACCATTGATTTTTAACGCACTCTTACTCCATTCGTATTCAATCTTTTGAATATCTTCAATCATCCTGTCACGAAATTCAATATCTTTCTCAATACATAACAAAGGAATATCTCTTTCGTAGTCAACCAATAAGTTCATTCTAATTGTGTTCCATATATCCTGAAGTTCAAATAGATATCTCATCTGTTGTTTCTGAGGTATATCTTTAATATCTAATATTTTCCTTGCTAATTGAAAACATTTATTCTCGTTCAATTTCATCTTAAATGAGAAATTGTAGAATAATACTTTCAATCCTTTTGCATGAAAAGTATTGACTTCAATCCTTTCAGGAACTTTCAATTTGAGTTCTTCAGCGATACTCTTATTGAATGCCATAAACAAGACTTTCTTTCCTGGAGATGTCCTTTTGCAGCATTCAATAATAGTATGTGACTTTCCTGAACCGGCTGTGGCACTTATAGCAATATTCTTTCTTGTCTGTTCGTATGTATCGAAAATGGCTAACTGTCTGTCACTCCATTTCATTTTGTAAAGTAGGTTAACTGGTTAATATAATCAACTAATGATTTATAGTCCTTTTCGCGTTTCATATCCATTTTCTTCTTAATTACGCTCAGAACGTCACCGAATTCTGTATTATTGTAGAAAACGGTCCTGTTGTAGTCTATTTTGTTTACCACCCATATGTCTACATCCACATCTTCTATTTTTATACGATATAGAGGGCTTGTTTCCGGATATTCGGAAAGGGTGTCGCTTTTCATGTCCTTGTTTATCCTTGCCATCATACTTAGAGCGCGCAGAGAATCATCACTTATCCCCTCTATCTCTATATCCAGGTCGTGCGGTTCAACACAAAATCCATGTACATACATTGCCATGCTTCCACCAACAACCATACGTTTACACTGCAAACTGTTCTTTAATACGTTCAAAACTTTAAACAATTTATTAACTTTCTCTTCTTTAGTAAAAACAAAATCCTCATTCATAATTCTTCAATTTTATCAGGTTCGTAATATTCAAAATTCTTATAATCAGCCAAAACATCTGCAACTGCGTTTCCATATACAATAGGGTCAGATAAGTCAGTTCCATGTCCTCTTGTCCACTTCAACCTTACTCTCATCTTCTTACTTTTATAGATTATATCTGCCACTTTCTTCCATAAATCAACATTAGCACAACCTTCCCAATTGTTTTGAATATAAGTGAACAGTTTCTTAGTACCATTCACAACATATTCACTATCACTCCATATAGTCACATTTGATGGTTCAGATTTGTTTACAGCTTCTAATGCAGAAAGAAAAGCCCTTAATTCACATCTACTTATAGTGGTGTTACTATATCCTTTTGATATGAAATATTCCTTACCGTCACATTGGATATAAACACCAATGCCACCTTTACGAATTTTCCAGTAGCAACTACCATCTGTGAAGATGATTATATTCCTTCTTTCCATACTTAAAGATACCAACTTTTTATCTGTTATTGACCAATAGATGCTTTATATTTCTTCAATAAAGCTATATCAAGAGACACGTTTTCACTCGAAGATACATTCTCAATACCTTTGTTCACAGCATTGGTTATAATCGTCTTCTCATCCAAGATTTCCTTTATCCTTACATCGATAGTATCTTGTGACATTATGTAATACACATTGGTACTATTCTTTTGTCCCATTCTATCTAACCGCGCTATTGCTTGCTCAAGATGAGAAGGTCCATTAGGATATTCAATGAATATCATGTTGCTACATACTTGCTGGAGTCCATCTACTCCAGTTGATAATGTAGCAATGTTTGCAAATAAAAATTGTTTATTCTTCTTCCATCTCTCGACTCTCGCCATCTTTTCTTCTGTAGATGTCTGGCCAATAATAAGTTCACTATCCTTTTTAAATTCTTTATGTAATTGTTCCAATGGTTCTGTGAGTGTTCCAAAAATCAATACTTTCAACTCTTCATCAGCCTCTTTCCAATCTTTCAAGAATTGGATTATGAACTTTAACTTGCCTTTTAAGGACAATTTCTTCAAATTAGCAATTCTCACAAGATGTTCTGCTCTTTTAGCTCTTTCTGCTGCCTCAATATCGAACTCTTCAAGATAGGCGATAAGGTCATCTTCTGCCTTTTTATATTCTTTTGTATTGGTGATTGGACTATCTATCACTTGTTCTATCACTTCAGGAAGTTCGGTCAATACTTCATTCTTATTCTTCCTGAAATAGCAATAATGATTTATTATCTCATACAATTCAGAAGTATATGATGCACCAGCAGAATCAAGTCCAAACCTCGTCATCCTTGCATTGCAATATCTATAGAGGAAATACTTCAAGTCAGGGAATATATCGAATCTGCCTATTATCTTCAGGATATTGATTAGTTCTTGAGGACGATTCATTACGACAGTACCACTCAAAGCATATACTTTATTGGCCTTTTCAACTATTTTCATCACTGCTTTCGAACGTAATGACTTAGGATTTTTGCACAAGTGCACTTCATCCAATATCACAGCTCCCCATTTCTTTGAAAGAGACCTTGCGTACCTTAATTGTATATCGTTCTTGGATTTTCCTCTTTTATAGAGATAATCGTAATTTATCACAGTCACATCAGCTTTCCAATCTGTATTCTCACTATCTTTAGAATCTATGATATGAACACTTCTTTTAGGGTTCCATCTGTTCCATTCTTTCAACCAACTTGACTTGACTGTAGATGGACATATGATAAGACATGGAAATAAATCAAGAGTTTCGACACACAAAAGGCTCTGTGAAGTTTTACCGAGTCCCATCTCACAACCATTGATACAGTTACCGTGATTTATCATATATGTTATACCTTCTATCTGATATGGTCTTGGTATCATTGGAAAGTTCAGATACTCAACCATCTCTTTAAGAAGCTCCTCGTCAATCATCTTATGAATAGGTTTAAGCTCTATATCACGAGGTTGAATCACCTTTTTATTCACAAATCCATTCACTTCAAGAAATCCTTTGAACTTCGAAGAATTCTCTAAATTCAACTGTGTATACCATTCTTTAGTCGCTGGATTATAATGACATTTGAACTTCTTCATCTCAGCAACTAAATATGGACGATATTCAAAACCTATCCACAACCAATCTTTATCTCTATAATAATATCTCATTTTCTTTAAACTAAAATAGAGGAACTGTGTTTCACAACAAAATTCCTCTTAATCGATTTATATTAACTAAAAGCACTCAAAACTCAACTTAAAAACTTTTCTTTAAATTCTTGCATCGTAAAAATAGGTACTCCTAATGATTCAGCCTTTTGTTCTTTAGTCGAACCACTACCTCTTTCTTTTACGACTAAACAAGTAGTCTTCTTACTAACTGAAGAACCAATCTTATGACCTTGCTCTTTCAATTTATTCTCCCAATCTTTATTCCTGAAACCGGTAAATACAACCGTCATTTGTCCTTCAAAAGATTTTTCCTCAAGACCATAATAAGTTATAGGAATATGTGCAGAGTCATCGTCGTTCACCCACCAATCTTCAATACCTAAAACAAATGCTAAAGCTGTACTGAATCCGACACCTTCAACTTTATCTTCAATGTCAGCCGCCCAGCTTTCATCACATTCTTTTGCAAAATCGGCTACATCTTTACAAGTATATAACTTTAATCCGTCAAGAATTTTTTGACATGTCTTTTCGGCTATTACACCTCCAAATTTATTATAAGCTGTCAATAATTTTGCAAAATTGGTGCCTTTCTTTTTCAATTCTTCAAACTGTCTTGAAAGTACTTTTGCTGCTACATTTCCTATACCTTCAATTTTTTTTAAGTCTTCTTCTGACAATAAGAGAATACTGTCCGGTGTTTTGTACCCGGCATTGAATAGTTTCTTTATTGTTGGCTCCCTGAATTCTTTGAAATCTAATACTGAAAAGAAATAGACACATCTTGCCAGCATTATACCACTACATTCTTTATTGCAACAAATCAAATCGACATTATTATTATCCCAATCGACCTTTTTACCACAAACAGGACAGATAGAAGGTAATATTTGATTAAAATCACCTGAAGACTTAACTGTCTTTAAATGTTTAGGTATCACATCTCCAGAGCGTGCAATCACTACTCTTGCCCCTTTATCAATAAGATTCTCTCTGACATATCTTGCATTATAAGCTGTACAACGAGAAACTGTAGCTCCACACAACTCTATTGGTTCAATATTAACTACAGGAGCAAGACGTCCATCTTTAGAAATCTGCCAATCGACACTTTTTACAACCGTTTCTTCTCTCTCTGACCAATCAGGATTCTTATATGCAATTGCATACTTAGGATTCTTGTTTGCAAGTCGACCAAGTTCATTTCTCTTTGAAGCATCATTAATATCAATTACAAGTCCATCGCATTTGAATCCACTGGTCAGATTCTCAAAAAGATTGTTCATCAAAGTTGTAAACGAATCTTCATTCTGCATAAGACTACCTACTGAAACAGTTGCATAAAAAGTCTTTATCCATTTATTGTTCTCGTTAAGAAAATCGAGTTGTTTTTCTTTATCCCAATCAAACCTATCGCAGCCATATCTAACGTAAGCGATTAATCCTACATTATCAGAAACTATAGGTGAATTCATAAGTCCAGCTACAGCATTTCTCGCTGACTTATATTGAGTTGTCTCTTTCAATTTCAAAAAATTGATTGTAGGAAAGATTGCTTCACCAAAAGAATAAGTCACTTTATCGTAAGACCTCCATTCGGAATTTATAAGTTTTTCAAACTTATCCTTACAATTTTGACCATATTCACCATCACCTCTTGTCCAAGCATCTCCAACAATCTCATTTACACATAACGATATTCCATCATATTTAGGTGTTATAACAAGTTTATCATAATATTCAAGATTACAAGAAGAAATCCACTTCAAAATCTCATCATAGGTTTTAACCTTCTCTAAACTGTACATAGGAATAGGGAGTCTCTCTTTCCTATCATTCACTTCATCTTGAATACCTTTCTTGAACCAATCAGCATCAGGATTGATATTGTGTAGTAATTCTACTAATTCATCAAACTCTGCATCAGTGACTTTTGGTTCGCCCAAACGATACAATGCATTATAATCACGTATCTGTTTTTCTAATACTTTAGGGTCTAAATTCGATTTTACCATATTCTTATAGTTTTGAAAGTTCTGCACGTAATTTCTCTATATCGTCACATTTGTTCCCTTTAACGTTTTCTTTAGGGAATCCCATAAGAATATTGTATGCTTCCGGGAAATTGTCTTTAAGCTGTTTTGTTGTATTGATATCTTCGAGTGCACATTTCGTCCGATTCATGATACTGGACGCTTTCTTTTCCAGTTCAACCATTTTTTGAACAAAAATTTTCGTCTCTGTTGAATTTTTCAATTCATTGAATTTTTCATTGGTTATAAGTTGATACACAAAATAATTAACTTCAACATATGTCTTTAGATGACGAAATCGTTCATTTGTAAGACTTGATAAATAAATTTCTTCTCTGATATTTACCGTGTTAGGGTATTTATCCATAAATTCAATAACATCTTTTGGCAGAATTTTCTTGAAATATTCATCCGCAAATTTCCCGAATTTTTCAGATTCTTTTCTTGCTTGTTCTATGATAGGCTTGATTATGCTTCTTGCAATCCTATCTTTATCACTGATTGTTAATCTTTCGCTTGCCATAATTAAAATATGTTTTCTTTGTTACTAATCATCCACATATAATCGTCGTGTCCGAATTTAAAATCTTTCTTTGGTCGACCTTGAATTCTATCTTCAAGAGTTACTGGATTCGCAGTAGATGCTTGAAATGTAAGATGAACTGCAAAATCAGTAATCTCTTGTGCCCCACGAACTTCATTGAAATAAACATCTCGAGTTTTTGGTGAAAAACTCTCAACAATATACGCTCTTATTTCACCAAGAAATGAAACCACTAAAATTTGCTTTTGTGTATTATACACAATTGCCCACAAATTGTCATAAAAAGTGTTATTTATTTCCATATCTATTTTATTTGCCTAAAGATACCAACTTTTTATCTATGTTGCAACACTATATCTCTTTAAAAAATGATTTTGTGACTTGATTTCTCTTCTGTCGGATAGTCTCGTCAATAGTGTTCTTGATACCATCTTTATATCTCTTTTTCAAGACTGAAGCCTTTTCTTCATTACTCTTGGAATTGAATGATGAGTAATTGATATTGATATCTCCTTCCTGCTCAGGAATGACTTCACGATAATCATATTCTTCACCACACTCGGGACAAGATGGCACTTCGATAGGTACAAGTTTCATCTCTTTATTATATCCCATTCTATATGAAGCAGCTAACACTTCTTTACCAAACTGCTTACAATCTTTGTTTTTACATTTCCAATATATAGCCATAATTAATAATTATTTCTTCTACCATATTCTGCCATTAGTAACGAATCTGCAAAATTATCATCTTCGTTCTTACACTTCTCAGTTCTTCGTAAATCTACTGTAGGAAAGATTCTATGACAAGCCATAAAACTCATTACCTTTTTATTATCGTTCTTAGGAATACCTTGATGCATCTGTTTCTGCCAAGTCTTTGGTGCTATTTTCGTGTACGATATCCCTAACGAAGAAATTACACCTTCTATCAATCCTACAATCCAACCAAAATGAAAATTTGATTTTGCTGAGCTGCCAAAAATTGAATGAACGTCTTCAAGAATGATATGACAATTATCTTCATAGATACTCAAATCAAAAAGATTGTTCACTATTTCATTGACGTCTACAACTTTATTATTCTTCAACAATGGAAATGCAGAAACAAATTTCCCATCTTGGTCTATTATTGATACAAAACCAAATTTTCCAGGGTCGATTCCTATATAATATTTCATTTTTACACCTCCAATCTACTTATACCATTCTCTTTAATAACTTTCAATTGACGAATCTCTTCATTTAATTTAGGTACATGAGTAACAACAAGAATAGGTTGTTTGAGAAACGAAATTGACGAAATGATATTTTCAACACCTAACGAATCAGCACTTTCTAATACTTCATCGATAAATAAAAAGTTCATACCTCCATATTGTTTGGTAGTATTTATCATCGTTTGTAATGCCAATATCAAAGCTATTTCACAACGAGCTTGTTCACCACCTGAATAATAGAAAAATGATTCCATTTCATTTCTGAATACATAAGGAGTGATTTCATCTTTCACCTTGCCATTCGCTCCCTTTTTGAATCCTTCTATCATTATTCTTAAGTCACTACCCATCCTCTTCAATATATCATTAGCTGAAAATTGAATATTCTTCAATTGTTCAAGTGCAAGATACATTTTGAAGTCCTTGAATCGAGTCGTCCATTGTTGAACTTTAAATATCCTATCATTCACCTGAAGTATCTCTTTATCTTTACTTTCAATTTCGTTTTCAAGATTCTTGATATTTTCTTCCAGATGTGATGTATCCTTTTTCTTCAATGGGGTTGTCTTGAGTTCGTCTATCAATTTCAACTTATGGACTTTCAATTGTTCATTGTCTGCAATCTGTTCCTTAAGTTTATTGATATTACTTTCAATTTTCACAATACTCTCATCAATTTCGTAATATTGCGACGAAAGTGTCTTAAGTTTATTCCGAATACTTATCTGCTGGTCAATAATTTTTTTTTCTTCAGCTTGAGTCTCTTTCTTTAGAGAGAGATATTCGTCAATTATTGAATCGAGTTCTTCAATTGATTTATCAATAAGACCTTTCTTTTGAGTTTCTTCTTTCAATGCACTTTCAGAAAGTTTCTTCTCAGTTTTCAAATCATCTACACTTTCATCATTCTTTAGAAGAAACTCATGATGACAATTAGGACAAGTTATAACACCTGCAAGTTTCATCTCTATCGAATCAATAGTCTTTTTGATTGACCTGACTCTTTGAGTAGATTTATTAAGTTTACTCTCTTCATCTTCTTTTTGCTTTTTATAGAGATAAAGGTCTTCATCAATTTCTTTGTAAGTATCTTGAAATGAATTATCCTCAAGTTCCTCTAATTCTTTTTCAACAGATTTCCTCAACTTAGCGATATCTTCTTTTTGTCGCTCCTTTGCAATCTTAGACTTTTCAAAATTCGATATAGAATTCTGTTTCTCTTTAATATTGTCATCGTAAACATTGATAAGATAAGTCAATCCAGAGATTTCATCATTTCTTTTCTTTTCCAAATCCTCTTCAAGAATGAAATTAAGTTGCTCCTCGTAAGCTGAAAGTTTTCCTTCAAACGAAGACTTTTCATTCTCATAACCTCGTTTAATCTCGTTTAATTCATCTAATCTTTCAGTAATGATATCCTTTGTTTTATCAATACTCGCAAAGTTAATAAAACGACTTATAAGAGCTAATTTCTCTGTATTTGAAGAATTAAAAAAGGATTTATAATTTCCTTTACTTACAATATAATAAGACTTAGCATCTTCTGCAGATATTTCAATCCAGTTAGCAATAAACTTGTTACCATCATTGACAGTTGCACATGTCACTGGAACAAGTTTAATTTCGTCTTCATCAATCAACTCTAATTTGAGAGTTGACGAACCTTTTGTCCTGATTTCTCTTTCAATAGAAAGAATCTGCTTACGAATAGGACAATGAATTTGAACACAGATATATGCAGAATCTTCACCTTCTCTGATAAGTTTTTTATCGAGAACACCTCTTAGATTAACTCCATATATACCATAGAATAGACCTTGAGAAATGCTTGACTTACCACTACCATTTGAGAGTTGGTCATCCTGGGTCCTATTCTCACCTATGATAGCTATTGATTCGTTGACGAAATCGTATTTTAACGAAGAAAAAGGACCAAAATTTCTTAATATTAATCTTCTCGGTTGCATAACGATTGTTTTACTTGTTCTCTAATTTCATTGAATAATTCAGCATCTTGAAGTAATTCATCTCTAACAGAATCCATACCTTGACCCAAACGATAATCATCTCCATAATAGAACCAAGAACCCTTTTTCTGACAGATTCCATTTTTAACGGCTATCTCTACTACTTCTTGAACGATATCAAATCCAACACCGAATCGCAACATCACTTCACAACTTCTAAATGGAGGAGCAATTTTATTCTTCGTTATTTTAATCTTAGTTTTATTTGCTACCGCAACATCACCATTTTTATCTGTACCAATTCTTGCAAATTCTGCTCTTTGTGTAGCATAAAACTTAAGTGCTTTACCTCCTGGAGTCATTGTAGTTGCTCCTCCGAATCCAAAACCTCCACCAACTTTATCCCGCAATTGATTGATGCAAAATAGAATATTATTATTTTTCTTACAAATATTCTTCAATATACTTAATTGAGTTGATAATAGACGAGCAACGAGAGCAACCTTTTGTTCACCTGACTCACCTTGTAGAGTTGCTTGAGGTACAAGACCTGCAACTGAATCAAGAACAACTAATCCAATTTCAGGACATTCCAACATTTCCCTTACAATCTCCATTGCTTCTTCTGCTGAATTAGGTTGAGATAAAATCCAATTATCTTCACTTAAATCTGCGCCTATTTTCTTTACATAATCCAAATCTAACGACTGTTCAACGTCTACATAACCAACTGCTTTTCCTAAATTTTTTTGGATAGAAGCACAAAGATGTAAAGCAGAAGACGTTTTCCCGGACCCCTCATTTCCGTAACACTCGTGAATTCGACCTAATGCCCATCCTCCTCCTAATACATCATCTAATGCAAAAGAACCTGATGAAACAGTTTGTACTTCTACATTAGAACCTACTATTGCTTCTTTACCGAATCGTTTTGTTATTCGTCCAGATAAATCGTCTAATCTTCCCATAATTATAATGCTTTTTCTAAAATTTCTACTCCTTCGTTATAATTGTAATCATTCTCGTCACAAAAAGTTTTGAATCGCTTGACTATATCATTAGATGATAATGCTTTCACTTCTTCAGATGTTTCTACATCAATTATCTCAACTTCGTCAAGTTTTGTTTTTACATCTATACCTAATTCTTGATAGGTTTTCTTATCAATAGAAGAGAGTTCATCTTTATTACCTTTGAATTCGACTCTTAGAAGATTGTCAGGATTCTCATCTTTGAACATCTTGACAATCTTATCTACCTGCTTGAGAGTTGTCGAATTTAAATCAATAGTAATCTTTCTGAATTTCTTTCCTTCAGATGGAATCAAATCATAAGTCAAATCATCATAAAGGACCCAAAATCCTTTATTTTCATCTTCACCAAAATTATTCTGAGTCAATGAACCAAGATGAATAACATTATCTGATAATTCTTGATAATCATGATAATGACCGCTTAATACTAATCCCCAATCCTTAAACAATGATGGTCTTATAGAACTTTCTACAGAACTACCATCATTATTCATACTTCCATCAAATGCAATATGAGTAAATAATACATGATTAGAATGATTCTTTTCTCCACTCACTGAACTAAATTCATCGAGCCATATTTCATTAACAAAAAATGGAATAAAATAACAAGGAATGTCATTAATCAAGAAAAAATCTAAAGTTGTAATCAATTTAAAGTTAGGATGATACTTATATGCATCAAGAAACGAATTCTCACTTTCATAGTTACTCTTATCATGATTGCCTGGCACACAATAAATTTTATGTCCCATTGCACTATATAAATCAATTATACGAGTAAGTGCATTTAAAGTTTCTTCTCTTTGACTTATTCTCGAATCAAAAATATCTCCAAGCCAAACGTGACTTGTTATTCCGAGATTATTTGCTTCACGAATTTCTTGTTCTTGAAGTTTATAAATCTCTTCAAGATTCGATGGTTTCAAATGCCAGTCAGTACTTATTATTATTTTTCCTGTCATAACGCTGTGACTTTTAATGCATTATCAAGATTTTTCAAAACATTATCTTTCTCTACTTCCTTGTCAAAATAGAAGCTTTCCCAGACATTGGAAATTTTTAAAGCTATTCTGAACTTCTTGGTTGACTGTGAATATCCCTCGTCATTATATCTGCTAATAGAAGCAATCTTTATCCTCTTGTTATTTATCTGTACAAACATAATCTTACCAAATTAAATAAGTTCCACTTAATCCTACAAACACATCAAAATCCTTATTGAACATCCCATATCCGGCACCAATCGAAATGCCTGCACCAAAACGAGATTTCTTCTTAGGTTTTGTCCAAATTGTTACATCTTGTATCTTTCCTGGAAGATTAGATGTAATTTCAAACCTATTATCGTTTCCTACTTGTTGATGTGACAATAGGAACTTGTTTGAGATATTGAAATCAAGTTTATACTTTGCTAAATGATTAGCCCAGACTTTCAAATCGTAACCAACAGTATCAGATTGTATATTGAATCGATATAACGAATCGTTCTTTTGCAACTTATCAACTTGTTGCTCAAGACCTTCGTATTTATACTTCCATTCAAATTCAATTGCCTCGACAAGTGACTCTTTTTCTTTCAATTTGTTGTAGAGTTCCTTATTTTCTTTCTTAAGCTTTGAAAATTCTGTAGAAGGATATAATTTAGTGTAAGTATTCAAAGAGTCAGTATAGAATTCAATGTCTTTTGTGAGAGATTCAACTTTCTTCTGATACTTGTAATTTTTGTAACAAACAATCAATGAGCTTAATATTACAATTGTTACAACTATATTGATAAGTTTATAATTCTTCATACGAAAGCGAATTATGGGAGAGATTTCTCCCTCCCTTTATTTTATCATTTTCTTTTTGTTCTGTTACGTAAGGCTTGAAGTTTCGAAGAGACACTTGACTTTGAAGAAATTTTCGTAGTCTTAGATTCGTCGATAGGTGCAGGCTCATCGTCTTCTTGAGGTTCGTCATCAGAAGGATAATCATTGTCAGATGGTTCTTCTCTATAATCATCAAAAGGCAACATTTTACCTTCTTTCATTAAATCATACCATTTACGGAGCTCTGTAACTGAAAGGTCAGATGGCAATTCTTCTGTATCTTCATACTCTCTTTCGATATATTCCTTCAATTCAAGTTTCATCTTGATTAGAGGAGGATATGTTGAAGTTGATTCTTCTTTTTTCTTAGTTCTCGTAGGTTCTGGTTTAGATTTCACTGACTGTTCCTTCTTTGTAGGGATTTGAGCAGCTTCTTTCACTTCATCGTCTTCAGGTACAAGTTTTTCAATTTCTTCAAGTTCATCCAAGAATTGGTCGTTCTGGAAAATTCCGAATTTGTATTGCTCATCAATTCTTTCAAGACCTTCAATCTGAAGATTCCAATCCTTGCGTGAAAATACATCTACATACATATCTTCAAGTTTAGGAAGTTCTTCAAGACCTTCAAGTACTTCATCTGACACAATATTCTTTTCAAAGAATTCATCCCAATTTTCGCCAACTTTAGGTAAGTCACAAGAAAGTGCGAATTCAAGTTTATTCTTATCGTTAAGGCTTGTGTTTACAATCAAAGGATAACCTTTCTCATAATCTGAGAAAATATCGATACTGAGGACATCATCATCGCATCTTTCAATTGAAATCTTCTTCAATTCTTTCCACCACTGTGGACGTATATTGAATCTGTGAATTTCATTTTCAGCATACACATAACAAACATAATTCAATTGAGCAGAAATACCCCACACCCATTGTTTCTGTTTATTACGATAACCATTGATTGGTGCCAAGAACTTCTTTCTTTCATCTGCATCCTGGATTTCACTTGCCAATTCATACACATAATCAATATATGTAAGAACAGCATCTTTACCACCCATTCTTTCACTATGGATATCAGAAGTGAAAATATCTTTCATCTTAACTTCTTTTTTACCAGTGTCTTCACCATTACTGTTGTAAACAGGACACTCAACAGGAAGTTTGACTGTTTTACGTGGGATATAAGGTCTACCTGTCTTAGAAGGTAATACTCTCAGGACATAACGTCCTTCTTTTGCTACTGAAAAGAAACTTGCTCTGCCACCTTGACCACTAAACATAGGGTTTTTCATTGTGTCTTGAGCTTTCTTTAAATTACTATCGATATCTTCGACACTTACCTGCTTTTTGTATTTACTTCTATCAATCATAATGTTTAATTATTTAATACGTTTATTTAATTTATTAACTATTTCATTACCAATCTCTTTGTATTGCTTAATATACTCTTCAAATTCCATCCATTCTTTTTCACTTTCAAATATCTCATAATCGACTACTTTCTTAGCTAATAATTCAAGAGTGAGTCCGTATGCAACTGGAGTATTCACCTCAACATTTTCTTTACCTGCACGATTACCGTAAGTAACTTTTATCAAGTCCCAACAAAATGGAGCGTGTAGACATTGTTCAATATAGAACTTTTCAGTCAATTTAATTTTCATAATTTACAAACTTGGTTTTCTTATCATATATGTATTTACTTTACCTTCTACCAATTCTTGAACAAATTCATTAGGAGTGACTTTCGGCAAGATATTGTTCAGCTTTTTATCCTTGGAACTGATTGCCCAAAACAACGTGTCAAGTTTGTCTCTCTTACATTCAAGCTCAATCAATTCAAGTTGCAAATTTTGATATTCAACATCTAACTGGATAATCTCATCAAGACCTTTTTCTGTCAATTTAAATGATTCACCATCAACTCTCACTCTACCTTCATTCGTTGCAGCTTCTCTTCTATATTTCCTTTTCAATTCTGAAACATATACATCGCAATTCAATTTAGCCTCTTTAGCCTCTTTCTCACAATTCGCTTTCCACATCCCTACTTTATTCAATAACGCTGAAATTGTTGTCGCTTCACCGTATAAATTAGAATAATCAATCTTAGTTATATCATCCAAAAAAATCTCTTCATCACCATCTGTCTCAATTAAAACTATCGTCTTATCTCCTTGTTCAAGTATTATCTTCATATCTTTAATTCTTTAACATTGGTAAAATTACTGTTTATTCCTGTTTTATCCAACTTATTACATCTTTAATGTGAACTTCATCAAATGAAAGAATGAACCTATGATAAAACAGTGAATGAAGTATTCAAATTAGTCATAAGACAGTATTCTTCTTTCCACTTATCCCATTGAATGTAACCATCAACAAGAAGAAGGTTCCCTTTACTGGATTGTAGGAATTCTTCATATTCAGAATATAATTCTGAAAAGACAATCACATTGATGAATTCATAGTTACTTTCTAATGTAAGAATGCAGAACTTGCCTTTCTTCGATTTCCTCTCAACAATATCAAGAACATAACCGCCAATAATTGCACAGATATCGTGATTGTCACCTTCGAGATACTTGACTTGTCTCGCATCATAATAGACAGCTTCATAGAATTGTTCATGATATCTATTAATAAGTTCTTCATAATCGAATGTAGCAAAACCTGACAACTTTTTCTGTTGTAATGTCCACCACCAATCTTCTTTCTCTTTACGTGCTTTGATTATACTTGTCAATAAGTCCTTATCTTCAAGTACTTTAACCCTCTTGTTTTCCCTATAGGATTCAATCAGTCTCAACCTCTCTGCAGGATGTTCTATCCTTTCGAGTTTATCAAATGCACCACTATAAATGAGATTTTCAATCACAGATTTATTGACTGGTGAATTCTTCACTATACATCTATCAATAAATTCATCTAATGAAAAGAACTCACCATTTTTCTCTCTTTCTTCTGCAATGAATTGTTGAGCTTTTTCACCACATTGTTTCACTGAATTCAATGCCCAATACATACTGTTTGTCTTAATATCTGAAACAATATTGATACCAGATTTATTTATATCTACTGGACGAATTTCAATTTCTCCTGATTCTTGAATTTCATTGATATAATATGGATAATCCTTCAATTCAGCGTAACTAAATGTTACAGACCAGAATTCAATAGGATAATGTACTTTGAGCCATATACAATTATAGCCATTTCTCGAATAAGCAATTGCATGGGAATTACAAGTAACGATACCTTCACCTGTAACAAAATTATGTTCCGGATGGTCTATTTCAACGTCATAAGTCGGTTGCACGTCTACTATATCGACAGAAACAATCTCTACGTTTACCCTCACTCCTTCTTTATGAGAATACAATATATCACCTTTTCTTAAATTGAAAGCATATTCTCTCTTTCCGTCTAATGTAGGGAACTTATGGTTTCCAGAACATCTCACTACAGCCCCATCACTTGTCCGTATCTCATAAATGAAACGTTTTCCTGCATACCTTATTTCTTTCACTTTTGTAGGAGTGAAGCTGCCGTACTTATCCATCGTTATTGCCGGAATATCTTCAATCCCTCTTTCATACAGTTCTTTTATTGTTAATTCATTAGGGTATATCTTTTCATCTCCAGATAAACATTTATTGAAGCTATATTTACCAAACTCTTCCATCTGTTTCCAGAGGTCTCTTGCATATTCTTCAGTTACACCTTTATCACCAAACTTCTTTACGTATCCTTCAACGAACTTATCACCGAATGTTTTGATTTTTTGTAATAATTTTTTACCAATACATTTTCGTACACTATCAGTAGTTTCTAAGTCAAAATCAGCAAGTTCCTGACAAAGTCTCATAATATCTTCTTGGTACACAAGAAAATTTTTTGACTTAGATAAAACCTTTTCACCACCTATAGGAGCTTCGTGTTCAATTTCACCTCTCTTAGCTAAAACAAACTCGTTATGAATATTATTCTCAATCGGTCCTGGACGATAAAGTGCTGCACAGATACCCATTTCATCAAGACTCTCAGGTTGCATCTGTACACAATAAGACGACAATCCTTTTGCACCAAAGTGAAAGACATCATTCAAAAATCCCTTCTTGATATATTCAAAAACCATAGGGTCATCTAATGGAATATCTTTATAGAGGTCTAACTTGATTCCATGATTCTGCTCTATCAACTTTAGCATGTCAGACAATTTATCAAGTTGAGCAATTCCAAGAATATCTTCTTTAAGAAAGCCAGTTTCCTCTATTTCACTACCTTCCCATTCTGTTACACTAAGTCCTTTCTGTTCTTTGATTGGTACCCATTGAGCTGACGTCTTTTCATCAGGAAATATCACAGTACCACATGCATGTATCGAAGCAGCTTTAGGTGCATTGAGACAAATCATCATATCATTTATAAGTTCTGTATGAGATTTTACAAATTCTCTCAATTCGGTATCCTTACATATTGATACGAAAAAATCTTCAACACTTTTCATACCTTCTTCATCCCGAAGTTTAGCTGTGATTCTTCTCACTATCTGGATAGGTATACCTTCACATCTTGCTAAATCTGTGATTGCTGCTTTGAGCTGCATTGTAGTATATGTTCCAAGAGATACAACTTGAGATGTTCCGAATCTTTGTTCCATATACTCCTTAACGCGAGGCCGTTCTCGACCACAGAAATCCGTATCTATATCTGGAAGGTTACCCAAAGTAGTAATTTCTCGGATATCCTTTCTTAAATTTTTAATCGTTATCATAATCAACTAATTTATCTCCTTCTTGCAATTCACCAGCTTTGACTATCATTTTCTTGTCTCCTCTAAATATCCGCACAAAATCTGAACTCTTGATTGTTATAGGTTTACCATCGTTTTCATTTATGATAACCTCTTCAACTTTATCATGACGTATAAGACGACCTGTTGTTAAAAATCTTTCGAACAACAAATCATAATCAAGAGGATTGATATGTGTCAAACCCAATAGGTAAGTTATTAAACTCCCGGCTGATGAACCACGCCCTGTGCCTAAAAGTATATCGTTCTTTCTACACCAATTGACAATGTCTCGTAAAGTCAAGAAGTAATCAGCAACTTCTCCATCTTCAATTATCTTCATCTCTCTTTCGAGTCTCTCACCTATGACATCATTACTGTACTTCTCAAATATCTCAGGATGCTCCTCTAAACCTTTGAAAATAAGGTCTTCGAACATTTCTACGTTACTGTCGTATTGTTGAGCTTCTTCATCTGTCATCCGATAAATAGGCATATGTCTTACTTGAGTCTCAATAACGAAGTTACATTCAAATGAGATTTCCTCAAGATTGCTTATTGCATTTTCAAATGTCTCAAAAAATTTCTCGTCATCAGAAAACAGATAACTCAATTCTTCAAAATACTCTTGATAATTCTTGAAGTATTGATTGTGACTTTCGTGCGTCGGTACTTTACCGAGTTTGTTCAACTTATCTTTGATAGGACTCCATTCCTTCTCAATATAATAAGCATCACACATTGCAACTGGTTTTAAATCGCTTTTAAAGAATTTCTTCAAATTATCGAGATATTCTCTATCACGATTGTTTTTCTCATATATAACTGTATCTAACTGGTAATAGGAAGTTAATTCTTGGAGATTCTTTGGAATATCTTTATAAGCAATTGTTTTTGGGTCCCAAATGAAAACCAATCCATCACAATATTCCTCTAATTCTTCTTCAGAGACGAATGATGAATCTTCAGTATTCATAATTTCATTCAACTTCAACAAATTAGACCAACCAACACTATTCTTTACAAATGCCTTTACAGTATATTTAAGGTCCTTCTGTTCATTTAGAATTTTAATTTCTAATCCTTGTATTGCACGAAGACCAGCTTTCTGACATGCATTCTGGAATTTCATGGCTGCAGCAAGTGTACCTTTTTCACACAAACCAAGACTTGTGATACCAAGGAATTTCGCTTTCTTACACCATTCGTCGTATAATCCTACACCATTCATCAATTCGAATGGTCCGTGTATACCTATATAAGTTGAGATTCTGAAAAGTTCATCGTCTAATCGAGCTTTCCCAATCCATTTCACTCTTTCAAGTTTGACATTCTTTTCTTTTCCTTTTTCCAATGAATACCAGATACTACCAAATCTGAAGATATAATAGTCATAATCTGTCAAATCACATGCCCAATGAAACTCTTCATCAAAAAGAATGCCTTTTTCGTCATTATCCCATTTGATAGGTTCAAACAACTCGTAGGTCCTATCATTGATTTTTAAGACGAAATCACCTAATTCTTCATACGAAATAAAATTATCGTCGAGATATTGTAATAAATCTGCATATAGTTCATTCATAACAATATTCTGTTAAAAAGAAAAGGCTGAGATAGATTTCTCGTACCTCAACCTTTTCATAAAAATATTCAGAAAGAAGGGTTTACTTATTCAACAACATCAAAGAACTTTTCACATACATGTTTTACTACAGTGTAATATGTTGAGAGTTCCTTTGAAATCTGATAGAAAGAACGACCATCATTCTTCAAAAGTTCATCATAAATCTTTGAAGAAATATCACTCATCTTTTCAGGTTTTTCACCTTTC